TCATTCGTCATCCTCAGTGGATAGGTGTCGTGTCGCTTCGAGCTGTACTCGTTGCGCGAGGTCGGGTGGGGGGAGTTCTCCGTGAGTGTCCCAGGCTGGCGGTTGTCCGTTGAGGGCTTCGGCGTTCTCAGCCTGGAAGCGTTCACGGTCGAAGTCGATGCCGTGCTGGGAGAGCGCCCAGTAGGCGAGGTCTACCTCGGACAGGATAGTGGGCGTGAGCTGTCCATCGCAGGTGACGACTGTGGGCACGGCGTTGGTCTGGTCGATGGGTTCGATCATGTACGGCTCTTGGTAGCCGAGGTAGCCGACGGCGCAGTCGGCGAGACGGTAGGAGGCATCGTGGGGTTGGGGCGGAGCGATAAGGTCTGTGTACTTCCACCTGTCGGCGAGGGGTATATTGCACAGGTCGGTGATGGAGTCTTCGATGGTGCCGTTGATCGGCCAGGCCTGTAGGTCCAGCTGGTCACTGGTGGCGGGGTCGTTGCGGACGACGGCGAGTGTGCAGCCAGTGAGGCGCGGGTAGGAACCTGCCGTTGATGCGGTGGAAAGGCGCGAGTGGACAACAACGACGCTGCCGGTGGTGAACCATGCGGCGGCGCGTTTCTCTTCGACGGTGGCCGGACGGAACGTGTCGAGCTCGCGGGTGACTCCCTGCCAGAGCACATAGTCGATGTCCCTGTAGGTCGCGCGCGTCGTGTCGATGTCGATGTCGGGGTTGTCGAGCTGCCAGAGGAGGAGCGCGAGCGGCTGGAAGATGCGACGGTTCTTCACGTGCGCGACAGGGGGCGTGATGAGCGCTCGCGGGGTGGGGGCGGTGCGGGCCCAGTGGGCGAGGCCGCTCATGTAGGCGGTGACGGTCTGCGCGTCGGTGAGCTTCGGCTCCGTGGAGACGGTGATCGTCGTCGTGTCTCCCTCACGGGTGAGGGTGGCGCGCTTGTGGGGTCGCTTCTCAGCGTGGAGTAGGGTCTCCCACTGCTGCTTGTAGGGGAGCGCCTGTCGGGCTTGGGTCTGCGGGTTCATCATCGGCGGGCCTCATTTCGGAGCTTCTGGGCAAACATGTACTGGTCGTTCGAGTTGCCGCCGGTGCCGGTGATGAGTGCTGCGACGTAGGCGAGAGTTCCCGCGTCGAGGGCGTGAAGTTCGTCGTGGATGCGAGCCTTCGAGAACTGCATGACGTAGGCGAGGGTCTGCTGGAGTAGGTCCATGTCTGGCGAAGTCGTGGAAGTCGTGCCATTGGTCGCTGCTTTGAGCTGGGCGATGAACTCTGAGTCGAAGTAGTCCTCGAGGCTCCCGGTGCCAGTGTCGCGAGCGACGGCGCGGTCGAGGGTGCGGGCTGCGGCTGCGAGAGAATCGGGGGTGTCGGTGGTGATGAGGGTGAGGAAGTTCTTCCCGAGGCGAGCTTCGACTTCGCGCAGCCCGGCTTCGACTTCGATGCGCACGGTCGTCTCTTTGCGGTTGAGGTACTTGCCGATCTCCTCGTAGCTCATGCCTTTATGGGCGAGCGCCCCATCGGGAGTGCCGGGGATACGGAGCCGGATTGCCTGCGGGTAGAGGCGGGTTTGCCGGTAGGACGCTCCCCTGATGTAGACGACGGTGCGGTTGATGAGGGTTTGCGCGTCGGCGGACAGGGTATGCGCGTTTGAGACAAGCCTCGTTAGTTGCGTGTAGAACCTCGCCACGATGCTCTCCTTCTGACCACTGATTGAGGGGGTGATCGTCGATGTGGGAAAAACCATCGTTTTTTGTCCACGCGCTTTTGCTGGCGGCGTTTTGGGCCTCCTGGAGGGGTTCACCGCCGGTTTGGAGGTGCGCGTGGACTCAAAATGATGTCTGAAACCATCATTTCACGATCAACATTTTTCATCACTTTGAGCGGTCGGAGGGTCGCAGATTGAGATGCGGGTCGGGCATTGGGGACGCGGTAGAGGTGGCTAGAGGGGGTTGTTGGCGCGGCGACGCGAGAGTCAGGAATAGGGTGTTTTGTCGGGGTTTGTCCAGTTGTGCCACTGCCGGGCGTTTGTCGGTGGGATGTAGTCCCTATCTGTGTGGACCTATAGTTACACCGTGCGCATCCTCGCTTCTCTCGGTGGGAACTGGCTCTAGTGCTACCTAGATGTCCGCTAGTACACCCCTGAACTATGTCTAGTGCAACCATGATCTAGGCATGGTTAACCTGGATGTTGCCAGGTGCAACCTCTATCTCTGATATTGCGTGTGGACCTGGCCTCTGGTAGTACCAAGAACTAGCTCTAGTAGTACCAAGATGTACACAGGGTTAACTTGGATGTCGATAGGGTTAACCTGTATCTCGACAGGTACAACCACTATCTACGTTTTCTCGTGCTGATCTACCCCTAGGTGCAACCTCTATCTGCGCAGGTATAACCTCTATCGCGACAGGTGTAACCGCGATCTCGGTCAGGTGCAACCTTTATCTTCAATTTTGCGTGTGCACCTAGGGTCTAGTAGTACCAAGAACCAGGTAGGTGCAACCCGGATGTCGGGAGGGTCAACCTAGATACTGGCGAGGGCGTATCTGGATGTGGGCCTAGTGCTACGCGGATGTGGTACTAGGTGCACTTCCTTCCTTGTGTGAGCATAAGGATCGGCCCGTTGTAAGTGGGGTTAGTTTTTGTTGGTCGGCCTCACTTACATGCCTCGGTTGCCCGAGGCAGCTCCAAGCCTTATGCCACTGGTGTGTGGCTGCTTGGTTCGCGTTTCACTGGGGTCTGCGTTGCCCGACATGGTGTCGGCCCGGCTTATATCCCCTCCGCGCGCGTTTAGGGTCTCCGGGGCACTCCCGGCGACCTCGATATTGATGGCCGCGTTCAGGTCACGGTCAATGGACAGGCCGCACGCATCGCAGTGGAACACGCGCTCGGACAGGGACAGTTTGGCTTTCACTGCCCCACACGCTGAGCATGTCTTACTGGATGGGTACCACCTGTCGATCACGCGCAACGCGGCCCCGGTGCGCGCGGTCTTGTATTCGAGTTGGCGGCGAAACTCTCCTAGGGAAGCGTCGCTCACGCTGCGGGCAAGACGGCGGTTTTTCACCATGCCCGCAACGTTTAGGTCTTCGATGCACACGACGCTGTACGTCCTGGCGATCATGGTTGTGGCCTTGTTGATCGCGTCCGCGCGCACGTTAGCCACGCGGGCGTGTAGGCGGGCGACGCGCTCTTGGGCTTTCCTGCGTCGAGCACTGCCCTTGGTTTTGCGGCTCAACGCTTGTTGGGCTTTCCGCAGGGCTTGCAGCCTTGTGTTCAGGGCGCGCGGGTTAGGGATAACAGTCCCGTCCGAGAGCGTGGCGAGGTTTTTCACGCCGAGATCAACACCGACCGCACCTAGTTTCGGCGTGCTGCTGGGACACGGTTCGCGCTCTACGGTCAAGCTCGCATACCAGTGGCCCGCACGGCGGGACACACTCACACGGATAAGGCGCGCACCATTCACGCGCTCATGGACGTTCTCCATGCAATGCACGCGACCGACGCGGGGGAGCTTCAACCCGTAGGGGTCTCGGGCCGTGGGAGCAGTGATCCCCGTGGAATACGCAAACCGCATGGCATGGTTTTTCGACTTGAATCGAGGGAACCCGACGCGCTTCCCCTTACGCTGGCCCTTGCGCGACTTCGACCAGTTCGACAACCCCTGAGCCAGGTCACGCAACGCCATACTGTAGGCTTCCTTGCTGTTCTGACTCCACCACACCACGCCCGTAGCCGGGTTGACGGCAAGCTCGTCCTTGTTCGCGTTCCACCAGCGACGCAGCGCGTAATGCGACCACCCGGGGGCCTCACCATTTTCTATCGCGTCTTTCACGTGAGCGAGGCCAGCGTTGTACGCGAACCGCGCAGCCCCAGCATGGCTTACCAACAGGCGCTCTTGCCGCGGCGTGGGGTCGAGCCGGATCTTGACGGCCTCAAGCACGGTGGGCGGCTTCCAGTGCGGCGGTGACCTTGTGCTTGGCTGCGCGCCTACCGTACAGGCAGGCGCAGAATGAGGTCAGAACCTCAGTCACGTCACGCGCCAGGTCATCATTCAGTTCTGAGTCGTCCACGACGATGAGCCTACGACCGGACGCTTCGAGCGCGCTTTCGACCAGGCCAGCGTTCATGCGAGCGAGCCGGTCTCGATGCTCCACGATGATCGTGCCCACAGTAGGGTCAGCGAGGACTTTGTTCAGTTTGCGGCGTTTGTCGTTCACGCCGGAACCGATCTCGGTGACCACTTGCGCGTCCTTAACGCCGAGGTTGACGGCGAACGCTTTCAGCCTGTCGGCCTGCCGTTGCAGGTCATTCCTCTGGTCGCTGGAGTTAACGCGCGCGTAGCACACGGTCCTACCCGCGTTCGATGCGGTGGACGTAGCCTCGTACTTGGGGTCGTGAATAAGCCACATGCCTGTCGGGGTTTGTTCCACGGGGACAGGCATAGTCCCTTCACGACACCATTTCCATACGGTGTAGGGACTGAGGTGTTCTCGTTTCGCCCATTCGCGAACCTGCATGGCAACAACAATAACACAGGATAGCTAATGATATGCAATTGTATTGCTAACAGTTAGCGCCCCTCGCTCATGGTTGTGAGCTGAGGGGCCGGCTGGTTGGGGTGGAAGGGTCTAGCGTGAGCACTCCGTGGCGTGGGAGTAGATCTTTGCGAGGTCGTCGGGTGCGACGTTGGCGAGTGAGTGGGTGTCTTGGATCTGGGAGATGGCTACGGGGTCGAGGTCGCTCCATGATTTCTCGACCATGCACTGTGTGGTGGTGGCCGTGTACTCGCCGAGGCCGACGATGCCGTCGGGCACGTAGGAGCTGGTCCACGGGTGCCAGAGGGTCACGAGGTAGATGACGAGGGCGAGTAGAAGGATGGAGAGGATCGACTGGACGATGCCGAGGGCTCTGTACGCCATGCGGAACGGCGTGAAGATAATGAACACGGCTGGGGCCTTTCAGTTGTTGCGCACGGTGTAGCGCAGGGGGTGGCGGTCGTGGATGAGGACGGGGCGGGCGAGGGCTTCCGTGAGGCGCTTGTGTGCGTTGTTGAGTTCTTGGAAGTCGCGGGGGTCGCCGCCCCTGTCGGGGTGGAGGGTGCGAGCTCGGGCGCGGAACGCTCGGTTGAGGTCGGCGAGTGTGGCGGTGGAGGTCACGCCGAGGAGCTTGAGGTCGTGAGGGTTGGGGCGAGTCATGCTTGTTCCTTGGTTCTCATCTGCTGGCGGTAGTTGGCGATGCCGCCGCCGATCATGGAGGCGAGGCCTCGCACGCCCCTGGATGCGACGTTGGCGGCTCCCATGGCGAGGGTGCCGGTGAGGCCTGCTGTGATGCGCCAGGTCTTGCTCAGTCCTCCGAGGTCGGTGCGCTGCCAGGTCTTGCGCGTGTAGTCGCTGGCGTTGCGTTGGCCTGTGGAGAGGATGTGCGTGGCGGCGGACATGGCGCGCTGCATTTCGTCGTAGCGTCGCACGCCTGATGGTGTGCCGTTGATGGTGCTCCAGGTCTGCCGGTCAAACTCTTCGCCTTCGATGCTGATGTGCTGGAGGAGCGGCATGTCAGCGAAGAGCTGGGAGATTGATGAGTCGGGCTTATATCCGAGGTCGGGGCAGACGTAGGAGCAATAGAAGTCCCAGGAGTCGAAGGACAGTCGGCGCAGGTTGGGCATCTCCCGTAGGACGGTCCAGTTCATGATGGGCGCGATGTTGGAGGAACGGATCGCGTCGGTCATGTACGGGGGGATGACTTGGTTGTTGCGCCAGTCGTCGGTTACCTGGGTGCGGTATGCGACTCCGTTCATGATGACGGTTTCGCCGACGACTCCGACGCGCTTGACGCGAGCCCAAGTGCCGGCCCATTCGTTCATGTCGGCGTAGAGCGCTGCTTGTACTGCGTCGGGTGTCATCTCCGTGGGGGTGATGGTGCGGGGGGTGCTGGTGTTGAACTCGTAGCCGCCGCCGGTGGTGGGGCGCACGGGGCTGGTGGAGTAGTCCCATGTGGGTGCGGGTGCGTCGGGTTCGTCGGGCATGGCCATGCGGTCGGCGTTGGGGTCGGTGGTGTCGTCCATGTCGGGGACGGTGGGGGCCGGGGGCATGGGGGGTGGCGGGGGGACAGGTGGGATTGGCGCAGTGGGTGTGGCGACGGTGGGGGGTTGGGGGACAGCTGTGTGTGCGTCTTGGGTGTCGCTGGCGGCGCGCTCGGCGGCTGGGTTATCGTCGTCGCCGGTGAGGCCGCTCATGTCCCACTCTTCCGCGTCGCTGCCCGCGAGCGCGAAGCCGCTGTTGGTGTCTTCTGATTCGAAGGCCTGGGGGTAGACGTGACGGAATAGGGTGACGGACTGAGGGTCGTACTCGTATCCCTGGAAGACGTTGTAGATGTCCTCGACGGAGGCGATCCACTGCGGGCGCAGGTCGGACACCCATTCTTGCCAGGTGCCCTCGTAGCCGAGTTTGCGGACGGTGAGGTTCGCTGCGTCGGAGAGTTTCTGGAGTGTGGCCGCGGCTTGTTCGCGGGTGACTCCGGCTTTCGCGAGGTAGCCCTCGAAGCCGAGGGATGGGTCGAGCTCGCCGGTGTCGGTGGATACGTCGCGTCGGACTGCTTCTACGTCTACGCCTGCGCTCTTCATGTAGGAGATGGAGTTGTTCCAGCAGTAGCCGTCTTCACTGCCGTCGGCGAAGAGGAGGCCGGGGCGTAGGTAGGTGGCGGTGCGGGCGACGGTTTCGTCGCCGTTCATGATCTTGTGGATGTTGTCGCCGCTGAATCCGGGGACGTAGGCGAAGCATCGCATGGTGGAGGAGAGCTTGTCGGAGGCGTAGGAGCCGGGGGTGAGCTGGTTCAGGTAGTTGCGTCCAGGGTGGTGGCCGATGAGCACGTCGGTCTTGCCGATGGAGGCGTAGGAGTAGATGAAGTTGTCGGCCTCCTTGAAGGGGATTGGGATGTTCTTCGTGCTGGCGTTGAGTGGTTTGCCTGCGGGGAAGAACTGGCCGATGTCGGTGACGGGGTTGACGGGATCCTGGCCGATCATGAAGACGCGGGAGCGTTTGGCTTCGGCGTTGTTGAAGCCGGCGTTGCGTAGCTGGGATAGTTTTTCGAAGGAGCGGCGCATCATGAAGTACATGCTGGTGAACCACAGTTCGCCGGGGTTCACTTCCTGCTTGGGCTTCTTCTTGTCGTCGAAGCCGGACTGCTCCCACGCGGCCCACTCGGACTCGTAGTTCGTGTAGCACATGTGACCTTGCATGTTGGACTGGAAGAACGTCTGGATCTGCTGGTTCGTGTTACTGATTTCATCGAACACGATGCAAATGCCGTCTTTTCCGCCTAGTTGTTCAGCGATTTCGGGGCTGATTGTGCGGGCTGCGAGCATTCCGAGCGCGAGGATCATGTATCGCAGGTAGACGACGGTGCCGAGGGTGCCCGTGTAGCCGGGGGCCCACGCGAGGTTGTTCTTGTTCAGGTACTCGGGGATGTGGGCGCGAGCTTCGAGCTCGGCGACCTTTGCTGCCGTGTACTGCATGAACATGTCCGTTCCCTCTTCGGGGTTGCTGGCGATGTTCGAGCCGTTGATGACGAAAGCGTCGGGGTTGATCGACAGGAGCAGGGATGCCATGTCGGGCTTGTTGTCGCCTAGGCCCGGCGCGATACCGGCGATGAGGTGCATCGCGAGGATCGTCTGCGTGGTCAGGCCCTTACCGGATCGGGAGCCCGCGAAGATGCCGTGGCTGGTGTGATCGTTGAACTGCCTGATCTCCTTGCCGGTGGTCACCACGTCATCATCGAGGCCGATGCCGAGGATCATGTTGCTGGCGCTGGGCTTGCGTCCCTGGCGTTGCATCGCGTCGAGGATCTTGCCTGCCCACACGGGTGAGGCGTTGGCGAGTACCTTGTCCATGTCGTGCCGGAACTCCCAGAAGATCCCCTCGTTGATGGGGTCGTAGTTCTGGGCTGTTGTGCCGCCTGCGAAGCCGAGGGCTTCGACGATGGCGCGCTCGACGATGTTCTCGCTGAAGCCTTCGTAGGGGGTGAGGACTCGGACCTTGACCTTAACGGGGATGTTGCTCGGGGAGTTGTCGTAGGCGGAGACGAGGACGCACGTCGTCATGGCCTTGTAGATGCTCTCGAGCGCGCCGACGACCTTGGTCATCATGGAGGGGTCATGGTAGGCGAGGCCGTTGTCGGCTTCGCTCTTGAGGAGGGCGCGGACGACGGCGGTGAGCATGGCTTGCAGGCTCTTCTTGACTTCGCGCTCGCGGTAGGTGTCCCAGGAGGATGCGTCGCTGTGGCGGGGGTAGAGGTCTTGCGCGCCGTCGTTGGACTCTCGTCCAAAGGCATACTCGAGCATCTTGTAGGGAAAGTAGAAGCGTGTGCCGTTGGGGTAGGTGTTGCCCTGGCGGTCCTTCCCGTTAATCAGGATCTCGGCGATCTCGTTGATGTTTCTCGTCGGCATGGGGGTCAAGTGCTGTGCTGCTTGGACCTGTTCCCAGAGGCGCAGGAGGACGAGGTTGTGGGTGCGCTGGTAGGCGCGCCCGTCGGAGGAGAGGGCCATGAGTCGGCCTTGGCCTTCTTCGTCGCAGGTGAGGACACCGGCGGGCTGGAGGACGCTGTAGCCGGACTTGAAGATGCGGTCGTACTCGTCGAGGATGCTTTCGGCGCGGGCGACGATCTGGCCTTGGTAGAAGGTCATGGCCTCTTCGGGCACGTTGTCGCCGGTGGTTTCGCCGTTGAGGGCTGCGAGTACTTTGTCGATGGTGATGTCGCGGGTGATCTTCTCGAAGCCGAGGCTCGTGCGCGCATCCTGGGGGAGGGAGGCGAGGTAGAGGGCGGCTGAGCGTTCATCGCTGGCAGCGTCAAGGAGGACGCCGCGGCTTTGGGAGTTGACCTTGGAGGCGAGGGCCTTATGGTTGGCGAGGGTAGGCCACCATTCTGGCTGTGTATCGAGTGCGGTGAGGTCGCGACACTGGGATGCCATCGCCGCCGTGTAGGGCTCGCCCTTTTCGAGGCTGGCTTTGAGGAGATCCAGGATCGCGAAGTGGTAAACACTGTTCTCGAAGTAACGGAGACGATCAGCAAGGTCGTCGCCGGGGGTGTCCTCGTCGGGCGCGGGGATGCGGGCGGGCGCGTCCGTGTCGGTGTCGTCGCGCATCTGCTCACGCTTGGGGGCCTTGAGGGAGGACAGGTAGGTCTCGAGGGTGCCGCCGATCTGGTCGGAGGCGTAGACGTTGGGGGCGAGCTGGTAGGACTCGACGACCTGCGCGAAGGGGCGCAGTTGCGTGTAGTGGCCGTGTGTGGCGAAGTCGGTGGCCAGAGCGAGGCGCGCGCCTTCGGGTGCGTCGGGGATGAGGGGGCGGGGGTCGCCTTTCGCGCCGGAATGGGCCGACATGTAGGCTTCGCGTTCGAGGCGCAGGCTCCGGGCGATCTGCTCGATGGGCGGCATGATGTCGTCGGGGATCTGGTAGTAGCCGCCCAGTCGCACGCCTTCACTGAACATGCTTTCGACGTTGACTCCCTCGAACATGCTGGCGGGAGCGACGATGGCTTCGAGTGCGCCGAACTGCTTGTGGGAGAGGGCACGCAGCGGAGACTTCGACGTGGAGGAGGGTTTCGCAGCGGCGCGCGTGAGCTCGCCCTTCGTTTTGCCGTGACGTTCCACGTACACGCCGTCATGGGCGATGACGAGGGTCTTGACCGTGTTGGGGGTCCACGTCCCGTAGTCGGTACCGTCGCCGTCGGTGATGTAGTGGCCTCCGAGGGCCTTGATGGTGTCGTCGTAGGTGGTCACGAGGACTCTACCTTTCCGTTGTGGTCGCAGGTGTTCAGTGTGTGAGTGTTAGTGTTGGCGGGATGGTGCCCGTAATACGAGGGCACCCCCACCCATCGAGTACCTGTCTCGCTGGTTGCGTCACCTGGTGGCAATAGGTGGCGTTCTCAGCGAGGGGCGTATCGGGGTGGGGGTGCGGCCTGTGGGGGACTGGGGTCACCAGTCGGAGCCGCCTCCAGCGGAAGCGGTGGCAACATCACCTCGGTTTTCGGCGCGGATGCGGCTGCGCTCAACGGCGCGACCGACCTTGTAGCCGATGAAGGCGGGGATGGCGATGACAAGGATAATGGCGACGATTGTGACGAATGTCTGCACGGTGCGTTCCTTTGCTTGGTTGGGGTTAGGCGGCGACGAGTGCCGCTGCCTTCTCGATGCGGTCGGGGCGGAACCCGCCCCAGGACTCCAGAATAGCGCCGTCACCACTGCGGACTGCGACGACAGGCGCTTGGCTGTATCCGAGGCCCTTGATGAGGTTGAGGGAGTCTTCATCCTTGGTGACATCAACGGACTCGTGGGCCACCCCCATCTTCTTGAGCTTCCTGTAGGTCGCGTCGCACTGGGGGCAGCGGGGCTTGGAGTAGACGATGATCGACATGAGTGGTTCCTTCCTATCCCCCACAGTGGGGGCTTGGGTTTGGTCTTCTGGGTTACGAGTATCCATCGTGGGGAGCGTCAGGAGTGTAGCGGCGCACCCAAGGGTGGACATGTGCCCATCATGCCACACAAACTCAGACGTGCACGAACTAGACAGGCCATTCGCAGCGTAAATGTGCGAGATGCCTAGACGTTCTGTGCTGTTAGGTGCAGATATGTTGCCTCAGAGATGAGGGGGTAGTCCAAGTTTTGGATGACGTTCACCACCCAAGCAGGTCACTTTTTCGGGGGGGTAGTCCAAGTTTGAGACGACCCCGTAGTCCAAGTTCTGGACGTAAACGTATATAGAAACCATTGAAGATAAAGAACTACCCCCTCTAGTCCCCCAAGCCGTTCACGTGAGGCTGTCCAAAGCACATGGCTGGTTGAGCAGGCGCGCGCTTCGCGCACGCGAGCGAGAGACACGCGTAGTTGGATTGCACGCAAAGGGAGGTGTGTGTAGACTGACGATCACCAGAAAGGAAGGAGCAACATGCTTACCACTGACCCCGTTATCCAGGCAGGCGTACTCGCCACACGCGATTGCATGATCCCCGGAAGAGCCCGAATCAAGCACTCTGTCCAGTGCTTCCTCCGAGAGCTCATGAGGGAATGGCCTACTGACGAAAGCGAAGATCTCCTCTTCAGTATCACCGCCGCCTCTAAGCGCGTTGGTCTCGACCGCTCCGTCCTGTATGTCGGACGGCGCAACCTCGTCGCTGACGACGCGATACGTTTCCGCCAGCGCGAAGACGGCAGCATCGTCTACTACGTGGACTGGGCCAAGATCGTCAACGCTTACGGCATGAAGCGTCTTGGCGTTCAGGCTCACGGCGAGTCTCACTCGTTCGAGTCTGCGGGGTGCCCCAAGGAGCCTTGCACCCCGGAGCCGGACCCGAAACAGCACAAGCGCTCATCCAAGAAGGGAGAATGAGCGATGTCTAGCTTCGAAGAGTGCAACGCGCAGCTCGCAGCACCCAAGCGCACGGGGGAAGATAGTCCCCTGTACGGGATGGGAGCCGTGTCCCACCCGGCCATCGCAGTCATTCACTTTGACCCACTGCTGGAGCACAAGCTCACGCGCAAGGAGAGGGCCTTCATGGTCTGGTTCTTTACGCGCTGGAACGATCCCTACATCGAGTACGACGTTGAGGGGATCATGAAGCTGACGAACTTGAAGCGCGATGAAGTGCACATGACTCTCTACAACCTGTGCGCGCGCGACATCATCCGCATGAAGGCCATGCAGCGGAAGGATGACGAGACAAAGGTTGCGGTCTTCCTGTACTTCGAGCCTTCCCACCTCTTCGTGCCCGAAGCTGTGAACCTGGCCGGCTGCTTCAATGGGTGTGTCCACTCGTTCTCCGAGTGGGTTGATCCAGCTCGCCCCGTGACACTCGAAGAGATCGAAGCGTCGCTGCCTACCTATGAGTGGATCGATCCGCGCAACATGAAGTGGCTTCAAGTCCAGCGCGAGAAGGGGAGTAACCAGACCCGAACGCAGAAACGTCTTGCTTTCGAGGCTCAGGCCAAGAAGGACGAAGCCGGGGTGGAAACCCGGACGCAGAAGTAAAAGCAAGAGGGGGAACCCCCTTGAGGCTCCCCCTCTCTAGTAGAAAGATAGCTATATTGTATCAGCTTTTTGACGGAATGCACGTGTCTGCACTCCACGCTGCCGTCAACTTCCGCAAGCACCTCAAGGTGGACCTGAGTCGCAGGGAAGTTCTGACACTCATGGCGCTGTTCACCTTCTGGCAGTGCAAGATCATCAGCCCCTCCTACAACCTCCTCCTCGAGCGGTGTGTTGGCGCAAAGCGCTCCACGATGTTCACCGCCATGAAGTCCCTTGAGGACCGAGGACTCCTCGTTCGACGCTCGTTCCTGGATCGCAAGGACGGGTCGCGCCACGTCGTGTTCTTCCTGGACCTCCCTGGGATCTTCACTGACGAATGCTGCGCGCAGCTCGACTCCGATCCCAAGTCGCCGATTACGACCCGTCACACTATCGAAGTGGGGCGAACTGCCAGCACTGAGGAAATCCTCGCCATGGTCACGTTCGCGGACGTGTCCCAGTGGCAGGAAATCGACTGCAAGCTGACACGTAGGAAGCTGCCACTAGGCAACTTCGACGACCTGAGTGGCTTCCTCCTGCCCTGCCCGGACAACTTTCCTGTGCGCGAAGAGGAAGAGCCAAAGCCGGAGCTGTGCGTCGCAGTCAGCGACAACCAAGGCGATCTCTTCGATATGCTGCACGAAGCGAAGACGCAGGAAACCAGCAACAAGGCCGCGGCAACGCATGGCACGGAAGACCAAGGCGCATATGGCACGTTGTGGCCTACTGCTGCCACCATCCCTGGCGGCTCAGCGTGGGCCCCTGCCGACGTGGAGGACACGTCCACGGTGCCTGCTACTCCATCAGCGGGAGAGAGTGTTCAGGAGCGCGCTGAGCGCATCATCCGCGACCATCCTGGCGACGATGTGATCGACGCTGAGATCATCGACGTGGAGATCGTCGAAGATGAGGCCCCCTCGGACGCGCTGATCGACGTTCCCGCGTCCCAGGAGCTCACCATCGCCACCCCTGCGGTGCCCGTAAAGGCCAAGAAGCAGACCGGCTACACCGACGACTTCGAGAACTTCTGGCGCACCTACCCGCGCCGCATCGAGAAGAAGTCCGCCTTCAAGGCATGGAAGACCGCACTCAAGAGCGGCGCAACCGCCGACGAGATCACCGCAGGCGCAGCCCGCTACGCCAAGTACCGCGCCGGTGAACCTGAGCGCTTCACCAAGCACCCCTCCACCTGGCTCAACCAGGGATGCTGGGAGGACGAGTACTCGACCGCTGGTATCGGCTACGGCTACAACGGCGGCAATGGCACTGGCCTCGTTGCTCGTACACCAGAGGAGGCCGAATACCTCCGCCAGCTCGACAACTCCTGCTCGGAGATGTTCTACCGCAGCCTCGGTTTCAACAGCGCTGAGGAATACGTTGAGTACCAGCGAGGAATCGCCGAACTCAACGCCCGAGAAGCCGAAGCTGCATACGCCGAAGCCGCAGCCCGACGCATCGCTTTCTGACCCCGAAAAGAGCCTCCAATGCCGAACTTCAGCTACGACACGCTCGCGAAACTCATGAAGCGAGCCATCGACACCAACCAGCTCGCCTCGAAACCGAACAGCCCCCAGGAGTTCCCCCAGTTCGTCGCATCCTGGGCGGAACTCATCCTCCCCTGCGCCACAGACAAGAACCTCCAGGAAGCCTTCGCAGCAGTGGTTGGAGGCCAGTACGGCCCCTACAAGATCAGCGTGGCAGCACTCAACCAAGCTATCCGCGAAGCCCGCTCGAAGCGCGTGAGAGACTGGCTAGAGCGCTCGCGCATCGCCATTGACTTCCAGCCGCCCTACGAGCGGGAACTCCTCTACGAGAAGGTCTTCTACGACTGCATCGCAGGCGGTGGCAGCGACACAGCAGCCGACCAATATGGCAGGCAGGCACTCGAGCGCGCCAACGAGTACTTCGCGACAAACAGCAAGATCACCTGGCGAGACATCCTTGACCAGACAGAAGCGAGCCTGAAAGCAGGCTCACTCCGCCGCCCCGAACTCGCCCTCCCATCAAGCCGCACAAAGGACAACTACCTCGTCTCCGCGCGCGACATCGTGACCATGATCCCCGAAGCGGGACAGAAGCGACAGCTGACAGCAGGCACCCAGACCGCCAGCAATGAGCCTGTGGAACGTCCTCGTGCCGTCCAGGCAGCTATCGAAGCAGCTCGACGCAAGATGAGCCTCCATGCAGCAGAAGAACGCCGCAAGCAGGAACGCCTGCGCCAGAACCTTGACGGACGCTTCCAGCGCCTTACAGGCATCGACCCCACCACCATCGGACCTCAACGATAGAAAGGCAGCACAAGTGAGCGCCGCACTCATACACGCATCAGTCAGCCTGCTACGAGACCTGCAAAACCCGGAAGAACAGTATTCACCCAGATGCAACACTGAGGACGCTTCCGTCGTCGTCGAGACCGCCGACAGTGCCCCCAGTGCCACCGCCAACGACACTGAGGAAACGCTAACCGTCGCCAACAATGACGCGCCCACCGCACCTGCACACGCATGGCGCTACACCGCCATGTCAGCCGCCGCCTTCACGCTATCAGCACTCCTGGGCTACATCGCCACTGAGGCAATATGCAAGCGTGTACATGGTCGCAACTAAGCGCACATGTGGCGCGCCAATGCCGATAGCCGCCACCGTCGGAACCCAACGATAAGGAACAGCCACCATGAACCCCCAGTACTTCCTCCTCTGCGTCATCAGCGGACTGTACGTAAGCCAAATCTGGCATTTCCTACTCACGTCTCCCTCCCTGTGGAGGAAGCGCAAGGGCCTGGACGAAGAGCAACGCGCTAGGTTGTACTTCTTTCGAGCGATGGCCATCATTGTCTCCCTCATCATGGCCTACTTGTTAGGCACACTCCTAGAGGGGACTGCGGATGAGCAGGTAATGGCCTATGACTACACGCTTCTCATTACGGGGATGGGCGTTGTTCCGTGCCTTCTTGGCTCCTGGACGCTCCTCGTGCAGCGGAAGCGCGAAACCCCCGAATATGACGGGCTATCCGCTATCGCCATTGGACTGTTCACCCTCGTCATGAACTTCCTCATCTCCTGACACGCCCCCGGAAGGACCAGCATGGACACCCAGGAAATCACCCTGGACCAGAACAGTGACGACGGCCTCTACACGCAACTCCTTCGAGGCCGCTACGTCACCAGCGTCGAAGGCAGCATCATCACCCTCGACGACGGGACAGAACTCCACATCTACGGCAACGAAGGATGCGGCGGCTGCTCGAGCGGCTGGTACTGGCTCGAAGAAACCTTCAAGCAGGGCACCCGCAAGGCCCGCATCATGAGCGCCTACGTCGCCTGCGGTGAGGACAAGTCAGAAGGCGAGCCCGCCAGATCCGTCTACACGATCTTCGTGCTGGTGGACGGCAACCCCACCCAGCTTCCCCTCGCGACCGTGCGGGGCACCGACGGCAACGGCTACTACGGCACCGGCTTCACGCTCACCGCCACCATCAAAACCCCTCCAACGTCACTCGCCACGGTCACGCCCCAGGACATCATCAACGTCGTCGCAGACGGACACACACTCCCTTCCGTCCCCAACATTCGTACCCGTGAAGACCTCCTCAACGCCGTCGCCTACACGCTCCAGCAAACGCGAGGCTTCGACTCTCCTCTGCGCATCACCGGACCCGAAGCCCAGCTCTTCCACAAGCTAAACTCCAACCAGTACGGTTACAAAGGCCCCTACTACGCGAGCAATTGGTACGGCTTTCACCAAACAGTCCTGTTCTGGTTCACCGACATGGAGGGAGGCGTATCCCTCGTCCTGCGCAACTTCTCCGACGGAGCGGAAGCCTACGTGGCGAAACTACGCGACTTCACAGAACGAGTGCGCGCCTCCAAGAACCCCATCAAGACCTTCATCACCGGCTACGCCTTGAAAGGTAACACCGCCACCGTCGATGGAACCCGAGTGCCGGCCACCGACTTCCTCCTCTCCGAAGTCTGCGGCTTCCACGGCCATCGCATCGGTCCCGAGGCCTCCTTCATCCCTGATTGGATCTTCTTCCACCCCCAGAACTACGGCGTGCGTATCATCAAGCACCGCGCAGGCGGGCGCGGAGACGTTACAATCACCTCAAATACCCAGAGCGTTTGGGCCATTAACCCCCAGAAAGGCACCCAACTATGACCAAGAAGAGCTCCAGCAAGCACCGCGGCACGCCACGTCGAGGAGGCATCCTCCACGGCCTCGCCCGCCTCACCCGACCCATCACCGCTTTCGCCGGTGTCGCGAGCGGCATCATGGCATCCTTCGCACTCGCGGACATGAACCGAGCCATCAGCATCAACGACGCTGTACTCGCCTCACACCCCCCACAGGACGCGACCACCACGATCCCCAACCCGCTCCCAGACGGCACTATCACCGCGCTCGTCTCCTCCCACGCGGGCAGCGCAGGCTACAGCCCCACCGCAGGAGTACTCATCGAACCCATCTGGCTCTTCCACCCACGCATGAGCTTCATCCTCGCCCTCATCGCAGTTCTCGCGCTCGCATCCTGGATCACCAAACACAGCAGATGGAACACCCTCCCCTTCGTCCGCAAGCTCCACATCGAGGCCCCCAAGCCTCGCTGGTGGTGGGAGTTCACCGGCTACGCCGAAGTCCTACTCCTCGTCAGCCTCACCGCCACCGTGATCTACACCCTCGGCAGATAGCACTCAGCACAACAAAGCGGCCCGGCACCCCACCATGGGGAACGCCGGGCCGCTTTCGTATGCGATCAGTCGCGGATCAGGGAACCATCAGCGCCGATGCGCGCCGTGAGCTTGTAGGTGTAGCCCCACTTGTACTCTTTTTCCTTGTAGCCGAGGTCGTGGAGCAGCTGCATCCAGGACTCGTAGCCGCCCTTGGTGAGAGCGTCACGGAAACGCTCCAGATCATCCTCTGCGAGCTCAGGCGAAACCTCAACACGCTCAACGCTTGGGAGGATGGGCTCTCGCTCACCAAAAGCGCCCAGAACATACGGCTCCGCACTGTAGATGACTGTCACTTCATGCTCGCCGGAGTCGAGTCCAAACTCAGACAGACGCTCCTTCAACGTGAACCGCTCGCGAGGCTTCCAGCCCTCGCAACGGTCCAGGCGCTCGCTCAGGTCGCGCACGGCAGCAAGCATCGGACGCGACGCTGCGATGGCCAGTGCAGCAAGCTCGAGCGGCACGATGAACCGATCATCTTCCTCTTCGGCGGGCTTGACGTACTCGAACTCTGCGCCACAGCAGTCAAAGCCGATAGGCGCACTGAATCGCCGCTCCTGCGTAGCGCCAAGGGCCAGGGGAACCCGCAGAACAGCAACAACCTCCTCGCCCTTGTTGTACTTATCGTCAAAAGTCCACGTGAGGACCAGAACACCACCACGCAAGGTAGCTGAAACACGACGAAGAGGTCCAGCGGCAAACGTCACGTCAGACTCCTCGTTGAGATCTACCTCAAAGCACTGAGCGAAGGTCCGCGCAGCGCCCCTGTGAGAATCTGTTGCGATCAAGCAGTCCACAGCGATATGCGCATAGAGCCTAGGGTTCCCTGACTCAATAGCTCGTTCGACATCGTGCTTGAGGAAGTTCTTGAACCAAGTCCGAGCTTTCACGAAGTCAGGGTGCGCCTTCTCGTAGGCGACGTAGTACTCCTGCTGAGCGGTCTCGAACCTGTCGTGAGCTTCCTTGAGGCTGGCGGGGATGTAGGTGGACATTGTTGGCTCCTAGCTTTCTGGGGTGGGGGAGAGTTAACGGCGGTTGAGCATCGAGCTTCGAGCTGTCACCCGTCGCCTGTCGGCTTTTGACGCGCGCCGCTTGGAGGAGGGTGCGTAGGTGAACATGAAGACGATGGCGGGGAGTGAACCCAGCACAGGGGCGAGCACTGCAATGAGGGCAATCGAGCTGGCCAGTGACATGTGGGGCCTCCCTTTCTCAACATATCCACAGGAGTTGTGAACAAGACTGAGTGTAGTATCCCAAAATGGACTACGCAAGTAGGGTAGTAGTCCAACATGGGGACGAGAGAAAGCCTCCCGCCCCTACGCGCGCATCTATCGGCCAATCGCTGCCCGATCACCACCAACACGCTGCCGACCAGGAGCCCCCACGCCGCTCTGATAGCCGTCCACTTCGCCCCGGCTCACGCCGTTACGGTAGAGCGTCATCCGACTCTTGCTGACACGTTGGTTCGGGAACGCCTCATTGATGCGACGCTCAGCACGCGAAGCCCTCCCCATGGCCACCAGCTCCTTCGACGTTCCCAACGCTCCATCTCTCACAGCTGCGCGAACTCGAGCGCAGACAGATGCAGAGTAACAACGCACACAACAAGCAACCTGTAGCAGCAGGCCAATACACAGCCCCCTCCACACCTTACGCCGCAGGAGTCTAAGTTGGATTACATGGCTTGCGCGACCGTCCAACCTAGACTACAGTCTAACCCAAGGAACCCAGAAAGAAAGAAGGCCGTCATGCTCACCCGGAAAATAATCGCCATCGGTGCACGCTCCAACCTCGCCGAGGTAACTATCTTCGACAGCAATGAAGTTGTCGAATACCTCAAACAGCGCGACTGGTATCTCCCCAGTGAGTCCTTCATTAAGATCGCGCCAGACGAATACTGCCTGGTCGATAATTTAGCAATCATGCCCGGCATGGATGTCGTTGATGAACAGCGTACTCGTGAGCGGATCGCAGCCAAAACCGCAGGGCTAAAAGAGTTGCAAAAACGTAAGCGCCATGCAGCTATCATGAGTATGATCCCCGCAGTAGGGATCGCAATGGTGCTCGCATATCTGATGCTAAGTACAACTGAAAGTTGGGACCATATGACCACAAAAGAAAGCGTACTTACTTTCGTAATGGCATTTTTTACCTTCTTCCCTTTCGTTGGGATCGGCGTCCTGGCAGTAATTGACTTGAAAGGAGGGTGTCATGACTGAGGAAGAAACACCCATGGAATGCTTGATTAAGTCTCTGGTGACGGTGGTTCAAGTCATCGTTATTGCTACCCTGCTCGGTGTGTTTTTCGGAGCGTCAGCTGTTTTCGCATACAAGGGCACGCTCGTCGCGATTGACGAGTTTGGGTTCACGCCTGTATGTGTTGCAGCCTTCGTCACCTTCGGGTTCCTGGCGGCTGCGGTTCAAGAATGGAAGGAGTCGAGGTGCAAGCAGAGCGACGCTCAACACTCGAGAGGCGAAGGTCCGGCAGAAAACGACAACCGCCCCACCAAGGATGAGAACTGACATGTACCTACAGACCGACCATACGTGCAGCATCGCCGACCTGTACGCCAGGCGAGACAGTATCGGCTTGTCCCGCAGTGAATGCAAACAGCCTCCTCATCGCCGCTCCCTGTTTGAGTGGGGGAGGGGTCAGCAAGCCTACTATCTGAACAATCTCACGCTGAACCTCTCTAGCCCTCCAGTTGTCTACATCTGGGAACCCTCAGACGGGTTTGGTAGGGGCGCTGTCCTGGATGGTCGCCAGCGCCTCAAAGCATTCTTCTCCTACCTCGATGGCAACTATCGGCGGAGAGAAATTGCCCCTAGTGAATGGGGTGGAAAAGACTTCATCCACCTAGTTGCAAAAGACCCATCCCTCGCACAAATACTCCAACAAACCCCAATCCAGGTGGTCACCATCCAAGCTCCCTCCTACTGGGAAGCTGCCATCGCCACCTATCCCCAGATCTGCGGACACACTCGCGAAACCGTGTCGAATGAGCAGCAGATGCTCATGCACCATCTTGACGCGGGCGACAATATCTTCGGCAGCAGGGACTTCTGCGACCGAAAAGTAGCGAGCCTGAAAAAGACCCTCGACGGGATCGAGTTCCGCTACGCGGGGCTGCGAGTTCCAGTCCCCCAGCTTTCACCTCGCAACTACTCAAAGATCGTAGAGTGGCAGATCAGGGTCACCGAGTTCGTCGCCAGACACCACCACAGAGGAGTCATCCCATGCTGAACACATTCATTATCCCTGACCCGGCAACTGTCCCCGATGACTACGACCTCCCGACAGAGCTCACCGTCCGCGGCCTCCCTACCCGCTGGATCGGCGAGTTCTGCGAGCACACCGGAAACGATGTCCGCATCGCCTTCTACGACCAGGCCTACGGGTACGACACTGAGGAAGACGGCGGCGACGCGCTCGTATGGAACCCCAACACTCACGAGGTCTGGTACCTGTCCAGAGGCGACGTAGAAGCCATACAGCGCACCACCCCCGGCACGCCGTTCGCGCACTTAGGCTACTCGTACTACGTCCTCACCGAGGACATGAACCATGACTTCGACGTGCTCCAGCGCGAAGGACTCAACTGCCAGATCTGCGCCAGCCACCTCGACGGAACCGACATGGAACCAGCCATCGACATCCTGGACCTTTACGGCGACTTCGGCAATCTCGCCTACCCCGGCGACATGATCGTCTACACCAGCGGAGTACTCTACGAAACGATCCCCCAGGAGGTACACGAAGCTGTCAAAGCAGCGTCCTAACGCTACCCCGTATGCGAAGCGCCCCTCCCCACTGAACACTAGGGGAGGGGCGCTTCGTGTGGCCTACTTGGTTAAAGGAAGCGGTGAATGAAGCTGAGGGAAACGTCTGCAAGAAACATCAGGATAATCGCTCCACTCATCACTTCGCTTACGTTATAGCGCCACACGGGCACCTCATGCCCCTTGTGGGCCTGCGCGCTCAACTCCACAGCAAGGCAGACAATCGAAAGGGCAAGCAGTACGTACATTGGGCCAACAAACTTAGTAGCCCACATGTCGCCAGACAAGACCACATGCACAGACGTAGCAGTGCAGAAGAAAGTGGGGATCATGACGCAACGATTCGCCCATGTCTGAAAACTTGAAGGCTTTTTGATGAACTTGAATGAAATGACATACGCAACCAAAGCAAGAGACCATAGGAGAATTGAACCGAAGCATATTGCCAACATGTTCCAAAGCGGAAACTCTCCTGGAGAAAATATCTTCGACAGGACGGCGAAGCTAAGAAACATAAACGGGGTAAATGTTGCCAAACGCGCATATGTTGTACCAAAAATATCCTCTCTCTCGGCGCATGTTCGCAGCTTCATGTATATAGCAACTAATGTGGTGAGACCTACGCACATAAGTGGAAGGATGCTAAGAGTCCAGATCACATGAGGCGGAAGCTGAAATATGCTCAGAAGGTACTGTATCGAGCGCTTCTGACCAAAGGACTCTTCTGGCTCATCTAACCCCAGTGCGTGCACCATGTAGGCGGCGTATGAGAGAAAAAGGGGTGCGATGACTGCTACGTAGAGTAGTGGCTGGAAGGCGATGATATTCAGTACTGGTTTTGAGATCGCTTCTTCCCCGGTGTCTTCGAGGGTGACGCACAAGGTCTGCTTGTCCTGGTAGGGGTAGAGCATTGTCTGTCCTTTCTGGGTTTTCTGGGTTGTGTACCTCTGTCGCTACGTGGAGGCTCGATGAAAGTAAGTGTAGTCCACAATGGGCACGTGTCAACTTGCGGTAGTCCAATATGGGATATAGGCTGAGGGGCAGAAAGGAGGCCCCTCTATGGCCGCACGTAAGGCGATTCTCGCCCTCGACTTCGACGAGGTGTTCATCCTGCAACCCGGCACCCCAACTGCGAAAGGGGCGTACCCGGATCGTGCCCGCACTCTGGTCACGGTCAAGCTCGACAGCGGACTCGTGGGCACGGGGGATGTCTGGTACTCGCCCCGCATGATCGAAGCCCTCAACGTCATCGTCAGCGACGCAGACAAGATCCTCCTCGCCTCATCGTGGGGCAAAGCGAGCATGAAAGCAGTGAAGGCCGTAGGCCTGCACCTCCCGCGTCGAAAGACCGTCAACCTGTTCCCATACCTCACGCCCGGAACCATCAGCCAGGAGCGCAAGCTCCGCCTCGCTCACGACCTTATCCTCGACCACCTCACCGACACCGATACACGCATCGCATGGGTGGACGACCAGCACCCCCGAGGCTACGGGCAGGTAGACGGTATCCACACTATCGGCACCGACCCCATCACCGGCTTAACCCGAGCTGACCTCGCGCACATCCGCGACGTGCTCTTCTACTGAAAGGAACCACCCATGCCATTGACGCTCAAGTGGGCGAACGGCACCTGCACGGGCGACCTCACGCAGGTCGCGAGCCTCGTTACGGCCATCACCCAGAAGAAGCCCTGGACACAGACGACACGCAAGCCTGGTGGGCTCATCGTGTGGCAGAAGTGGGACGAGTCGGAGCAACTAATGTCAGTGGGTGACCCCACCATCGCTGACGACCTCGCCGACCTCCTCGCCGACCACCTGGGACTCCCCCAGGACGAGGTGACCATCAAGCCTGACCCGCGTGACTCGTCGCAGCTGACCGCCAGCGAACTACGCGCTCGACGACTCCGCGCCCACCTCAGCAAGGCCGATCTCGCTGAGATGTGTGGTGTCAATGCGTACACGGTGCGCAACTGGGAGCAAGGCGTGCGCACCGTCATCCCCACCCGACTCCTGCGCGTTTTCCAGCGCCTCGACTCCTACAGGGAGGAAGCCCATACAACAGTCCACGCCGAAGCAGTGCGCCTCGCCGGAAACGAGGACGCGCTCACGCAGACTGACTTCACCGGCTACGCCGTCTACGCGCCCAACGACCACGCATACGCAACCCTCTGGCCGGACGCTGCAATCAACGCCGACATGTGGCGTGATGTCATCATCGAGTGCGGGCGCTTCCGCACCGTTGCAAGCGACTACGAGGCAAGACTCATGGGCCTTAAGCTCATGACCATCGAACCACCACGAAAGGGCAAGCCATGAGAATCGCGCCAGCGCCACAACAACCAGAGCGGCCCACCCTCGAGACCGCCTGGGTCGAAGACGAGAGCGCCCCTGCGCCATCGCGTAAGCACGCCATCATCGTCATCCTCATCGCCGTTGTCGCTCTCATCGCGTCAGGTGTCGCAGCATGGGTGTGGAGCACCCCCCAGCCGCAAACACCCGCACCCCAGCCTGCGGCTACACAGACGGCACGCGCGTACACGGCCAGCGACTACGAGGAAAACCGCGCAATCTGCCGAGAGATGTACGAGACCCGCAACCTCCAGCTCTACTGGTCATGCGTCGTCGGCGACATCCGCCTCGGACAGGAAACAGACCCAGCGGTCCCGCTCACGGATCTGCCACCCGTCCGCCTAGCACCAAAGGCCAGCCTCGGAGGCCAAACCGACATCGCCTTCGCGCCCGACGCAACCGCGCGATGCTACGCCACCGGCTACTGCCTCACCGACGCAACCTTCAACGCGGGCCACACCAACGTCAAGGTCATGTTCACGCGAGGCGACGGCGACATCATGGGCATCTTCGTCCCCACAACAGACGCGCCCACCGTCATGACGCAAGAAGTCCTCGCACCCTACATGCCCACCGGAGCCGCCCCGGACCCCACCGTCCACCAGGCGACCCTCAGCCGCATCCACATGGGAGCCGACACCCTCGTCGGCTACGTGTTCTCACAGCCCCGCTACTGCGGCGACACCCCAGACGAGTGCTCCGCAAAGTACACGGCCCGCACACCCATCCCCTTCACGGGCACCACACACATCACCACCCAAGCCGAAGCCCAGAACTGAGAGAGTCCGTCATGTCAGTCGAGAGAACCACCATCGAGCACTACGCGCCCAGTAGCGACTTCGCGCGCGTCCTCCAAGGCCGCTACGTCGTGGAGATCGACGAAGAGTTCGACACCATCACTCTCGACGACGGCACGATCCTCGAGGTCGAAGGCAACGAAGGATGTGGATGGTGCAGGTCAGGCTGGTATGACCTCATCAACGTCTACAAGCAGGGCAGCAGCCACGCGCGCATCATGAGTGCCCACGTCGCCTGCGACATCGACGAGGAGAATGACGATGAGGGAGCAGTTGACCCACACGTCTATACCCTGTTCGTCATGGTGGACGGCAATCCAGGGTTCCTGCCTCTCGCGACGATCCGCGGCGACGACGGAGCGGGCGGCTACGGCACCGGGTTTAGGATCTTCGCGAACGTCGTTGTCCCTCCGCCTTCGGCGACGCGCCAAGACCTAGCCAACGCCATAGCAGGAGGCCTCTACCCGCTCAACGACACGACGGGAGATGTGCTCACCTTCGTCGCAGGCATCCTCTACGACGCGCGTGGAGCTAACGTCCCTGTCCGTATCTGCGGCGATGAGGCAACCCGCTTTCATGTGGACCTTCTGGATATGCGCGACCAGACCGACAAGGAGATCGGACTGCCCTACAAGCCGACATTCTGGCACCTCGAGAATGGCCTCACTCTCCTGTGGTACAAGGACGTGGACGGCAGCGTCATGTTCGTCCTTCGAGACCTGAGAGCCCACACTGGGGGACTCGACGTGTACGCGCGAAACCTCAGCGCCTTCCTCAACGTCGTCCACGAGCGCGCACAGCACGCTGAAGTCGTCAGGTTTGTAGCCGCATCAGCAGAACGCAACAACTACCTCACCGTAGACGGCGAACGCATCCCCTCATGCGGCTTCCTCCTGTCGGAACTCGACGGCACCTACATGTACGCCGAACAGGACCGATCCGACCACCTCAATGAGCCAAGCCAATACGTCATGAACCAGAAAACCGGCAAAGAACTGCGCTACACCTCAAACCTGCGCACCATCAAGCCGCTCGCCCATGGTCAGGGCCTCCTCGTCACTACAAGCGCCACAAAGGACGTGTGGACGCTCTAAACGGCGTTACGTCGCATCCTGCCCATCAGCGGATGCTCACACCGTGAACCGTCCGCGCACGAAAGGAAACCGCTATGGCGCTCATCAACAAGGACACGCGCATCGCTCGATACTCAGCCGAAGAAGGCGTGGGCTGGGTGCCCATCGTCCCCGGCCTGGACACATCCCCGTCATTCGACAAGTACCTGGAAGAAACCGGCTACTACATCAACGACTACAGCGACCGTGATGAAGACAACCTGCTCCGCGACTCACTCCTGGACCCTCTGGGCCCCGTGTGGGGCGACATGAACGAAGAGTTCCTACTCGACCTCTACGAGGGCTGGGACCACATCCCCATGGTTGGCCCAGACACTCCCGTCTTCGCGTTCGTCGAAGGCAAAGCCCCTACCTCGGCACCACTGTCGAAGGCCATCAGCTCACCCCTGATCGGCGGCGGCGAAACCCTCGTCCTGAAAGTCCTGCGTGAAGTCGCGGACAGTCGCAACATCTACGCCCCAGACGGCGTGACCGTGTACGACATGCTGAACCTCATCAGCATGGCAACGAACAGTCCCCTCTGGGCCCTCAACTGCCTCCTGCGCGCCCAAAGCAGCCAGAGCGGCAACCAGCTCACACTCGGCTACCACGAGAACCAACGCGAAAGCAGCTGGATCGCAGCCACCCACAAAAGCGGCTACTCCTGCGCCTTCGACCTCCTCGACCAAGACCTCCGACGCGACTACGGCGTGAACTACGTGATCGTCCCCGACGACGACCACACCGACTACTTCTACACCAACGCCCAGTACCGCGACAAGAACATGAAAGTCATGCGATACAAGGAAAACGGCGTAGTCGGAGACGCTATCGAACTACTCGACCTCGACGGCGGCAACGCATACCCCAACCTCCACGGATGCCAGCCCAAGACACGAATGCCTGAACTCCTGCGTCTCGACAAGTACCTCGCGACGATGAAAAACCTGCCCCAAGGTACTCAGGTACCCATCGCGATCTACTCCACCAACAAGGGGGACACAATCACGATCAACGGTACACGCATCCCCGCATTCAAGATCGTCGCCGAAGACCTCTACGAGCGCTGTGAACTCTACGACCGCACCGACTTCCGAGTCATGCGGCAACCCATCCGCTCATACGGTCGCTTCCAACTGCGCCCACAGTTCGGCAAGCACATCCTCACTCCAACACCCAGCGGGAACGCCGTCCTCGCCCACATCCAGAAGCAACGGTGACACCACATGCGCGTCAACGACAAGTCCCTCTTCCCCTACCGGGGGAAGTACGGTTCGCGCCCACCCCTCAACTTTGGGCGCACCAAAACCCACATGCAAAGCTCCATCGGAACCAGCATCCTCCTCACCGACGCATACGACGGCCTCATCGGCCCCGTCTGGATCGCCATTCCCGACCCGGCGTTCAGCGACCCCGACACGATGCCGGTTCCCCCCTACAAAATCGCTGTAGACCTACACGCTCGAGAAGTCATCAACCAGACAGTCACGCCCCAGGTTGAGATCGTGGCCTACGCACGTACACACATGTCCCCCACGTCTGCGATGCAGGCCAGCATCGACGCGATTGTTCACTTTCCAGGTGGCGGAGCTGGGCTCGCTGAGGTCACCAAAACGCGAGACGATCCCAACGGCCCAGGCAAGGTGACACGCACATCGACCCTAAAGGCAGACAGCCACCTCATCATTGGAGCCAACGAGGTCTGGCCCGTAGACCCGATCCCCGTGCGCACATGGTCAGGCCGCAACCCCGTGTACGTCCTCCACGCCGACGACGTGAAGAACCTGTCCGACAAGACCCTCGACCTCATCCTCCGACGCACCCCATCCGTACTCGCACACAACCGAGGTCGCGAGTACGGCGAAATCTGGGACGAAGAAGAACTCGAACAAGACCCAACCGACTGGGACACTCCGTTCCTCCTACGTATCCTCGCGCGCAGCATCCCCGGAAACACCAAGGTCGGACGATCAGACACCCAAACCAACGGCCTGTGGACATACTGGGTGAGCCGCGACGGGCGCAAGCCCCGCAAGCTCGCCGACTTCACCAACCCGCTGGTCTACACTGGAGCGACCCTCAGCTTCCTCGCCTGGAGCGTGTACGGAAACCTCGAGGAAGACCTCGCAAGCAAGACAGAAAGCCTGCTCCACCGTTAACCCCCGAAAGGGAATCCCACATGCTCACACGCGCCCGACGAGTACTCCTCTCTCTCATCGCCGCGGCCACCGTCATGCTGCCGCTCACCCCAGCTCCCGCATACGCTCTCCCAGCCAACCCCAATGTCTCCGATGAGGTCATCGAGGCGAACTGGGCGACCCTATCCGCCGAGCAGCAGGAAGCAGCTAAGCAGGTTGTCGCAGAAGCCAAGGCCGAAGGCTACTCGGCGGAGGCCGCAGCGGCCATCGCCGGTAACTTCTGGCGCGAGTCCCACTTCAACGTGGACGCAGTGAACGCCTCATCGGGCGCGTGTGGCATGTACCAGGCTCTCGGAGACCGACAGACACTCCTGTTCACCTACAACGGAGTCTCAGGCTGTTCAGGCCTCAAAGCCAAAGAAACCACCCAAGCGGCGCTCGCGGACGGACGCAGCGAATGGCTCGGATGGCCCACCACCAGCCTCATCTACAGCGGCATGGCCTCCTACGCACTCAACGAATCCGACGTGTGGGGCATCACCGGCGGCACCGTCCCCTCCGCCGACGACTCATTTGGGAGCCTCGAAGGCTTCAAGAGCACCGACAACTGGTACTTCGCAACCTGGATCTGGATGACGAACTGGGAAGCCCCCGGCGCAGCTGAAGCAGGCTTCATGGAGCGCGCCTCCTACGCTGCAACCGTCCTCAAGAAAGTCGGCAACACCGACCCCGCCGCAAAGTCCACCACAAGCGGCGCACAGTCCGGCTCAACCGGGGGAGTCCTCGACGAGTGGTCCCTCCCTGGGATGCCCAAGAAACCCGAAATCACTAAAGGCCAGTCCCTCACGTTCGCGGACGGCTCACAGCTCACGGCGAAGCAGCGAGCAAACGCCTCCGACCTGAAAACACAGCTCGAAGAAGAAAATGCCCGAGAACAAGCAGCATCCGCCCGATCAGGCATCGCCGTCATCGGCATCCTCCTGTTTGTGTATGCCCTCGTCATCCTCCTAGCCCTCCTGATCGACCTGGCGTTCCCGCTGTTCTCTGTCCTCAAGGGTGTGACCTTCGGGCGGATCAAGTACTCACCGCTACCAGCCGACGAGCGCCCGAAAGGCACCTACGGAGTCGCCGGAGTCCTAGCCACCTGTTTCGCCTTCGCGGCCCTCGGTGCCCTCATCTTCACGGGCGTGATCCAAACCTGGCTCGCGTACCTCGTCATCGCTCTCACCTCCTGAAAGGAATCCTCCCATGACACGCCAGTCCGAAACCGAGTTCGCAACGAACCTCGTCACCAAGTACGGGCAGCAATGCGCCGAGCTCTTCGCCCTGTTCCTCCACACCATCCCCCTCGGATGCTCATGGGCTTTCCTGCACCCTCAGCAGGTCGAAGACCTTGGCCTGCCCTACAACCCAGAAAGCCCCGTCCCCCTCATCTGGGATCCCCAACACAAGACGGTCACCACTCGCACCGCCGCCAACGCGAACGCCTCCACCCTGACGTTCGTCCTCATCCCCGTCGTCGGTGGCTTCATCCTCGAAACCGCCTACAGCGTCGCCGTCAACGTCATCGAACAGTGCGGTGGACTCTACGAGGAAGACATCCTCACGACAGCGGGGGAGAGTCGCACCAAAGCCAAGGAACTGTTCGCTAAGCGCCTCGAAAAAGCAATCAACGACGGTGGCGAGCTCCGCTTCGGCTACTACTGCGTCAACGGCTCCCAGACGATCACCATGAACGGTGTCGCCTACCCCGCCTACTCACTCCCACTACGCGCCATCGCCGAAATCGCAGCACAACAGGGCCTCTCCTTCCGAGCCCCCCAACATGCCCCCATCCTGGCCTCCACTGTCGCCGCAAGCCCCTGGGACACCCTCTCCCGATCAGTTGCAGCCCCCTCCGGCAACGCAATCCTCGGAGCCCTCACCCGCTGAAAGACCACTCATGTTCATCCACATTCCAGAGCACCCCACCCATGAAGGCATCGCTCCCACCCTCGAACTCCAGATCCGCGCCCAACTGGACAACGCCCCGACAGAGCATGTCGGCGAAGCTGTCACCATCAGCTCGCCCCAATACGAGACCTTCATCGCACAATGCACAGAAGCTCTCCAGCGCGACAAGTCCATCGACCTCGAAGTCTCACCCGCGAGCGCAAACGACACTGAGACCATCACCATCGTCAACGACTCCGGCATCACCGTCGAAGACATGCGCGAAACCCTGAACGACCTCATTGGAGACGCGCCCGACATCGGAGTCACGATCAGCGTCAACGACGGCCAGTACACTATCACCCTGACCGCCGTCCCCGACCTGCCCGTCCTCGAAGCCCACGTCGAAACACTCACCTGGTCCGCAGATGGACACACCCTCACGCCCACCATCCACACAACAACGGGAACCGAGATCCCCACATGGACCCCGGCGATCCTCGCTCAAACCGAAGCCTACCCAGGTGGGACAGTCCGCTACGTCGATACCACCTACGGGCCGATCCCTTGCACCCCACAGGGGACCGTCATCATCGACGCAGCCATAGCGACCTCAATACACCACGCCCGCGTGTAACACTCTTTACGCCTCCCTTCCAGTTGGTACCATTAAAGAAACTAGGGCAAAAGCCCCGGTTACGGCTCCCACAGGAAGGGAGGCGCTGTGCGCCGCTACATCGAACAAGTCACACACCCCGACGGGACCGTCACTGAGACACCCGTTGACGGCATTATCCTTACCGAGCGCGAATACCAGGAACAGCGCGACCACCTCGAAGCGCTCATCGTCACCGCCGACACCTTCCTCCAGCAAGCACAAAGCGCCCTCGACTCCCTCATGGACACGTACAAGGCACAACGCCCCACTGACAAGGCGTACCTCGCAGCCTTCGGCCTCGAGGATGACCCCCAGCCCGAAACCATCCTCTAAGCACCCGCCTCCCTACAAAGAACGGACCCCTCATGAACGACTACAACGACATTGAAGACCTCAACGAGACGACGGAAGACACCATCGTCCTGGACCTCGACGACGACACCACCGACCCTGACGACCTCAACGAAGCCGACCTCGAGACCCCAGACGAGGATGAGGATGACTACGACGAATACGAGGACGACGAAGACGACGACGATGACGAGGATGACGTAACCTCAGCTCCCGTCACCACCTTCGCGCTCACCCCACTACGAGATGGCACCGACGACCCCGCTGAGTCCGACAACAACGAAACGTCCGACGATGATGATACGAACCTAAACGAGGGCGCTGACGACGAAACCAGCGTCGATACCGATGCCGTTCCCTTCCGCATCAACATCGACACGGACAGCCTCGACAGCGCTGCGGTCGAAGCGATCAGCAGCGTCAACGACGTGGTGACCGTCAAGAGCGACACGTACTCCGTCCACTACACCCACATCAGCCTTGACCAGGTTGTTGGCACCAAGCCCATCAAGGACTACCGTGCCGACACCTACAGCGGCCTCTTCAACGTCGTCCGCGAAATGAAGGTCATCGTCCCCGTCGTCGTAACACCACTCGCTGAGTACGCCGACTTCCTCGCCGACAACAACATCACCACAGGAGCAGAAGCCGACGAGCTAGGCTACGCAGGCCCGCGCTACCGAGTCCTCGACGGCTGGCGACGCATCTTCGCATCCCTCAAGAATGGGTACGACGAGATCCCCGCCGTCGTCATCACCTTCCACGACCCCGAAGTTGGGCGCGATCTAGGCACCCTCATGCACCTGGTCCTCAACCGCGTCCAGAAACACACGTGGGCTGAGACGTGGGCGATGCTGAAGGTGATGGAGGAGTCCTACAGTCTCACCCCCTCCATGCTTGACTGGCTACTCCTTCTCGAACCAGGCGACTCCATGCGACTCAAGGAAGTCATGCTCGCCAAGTACCCCGAAGTGACCAAGGACTTCCTGGCGGGCAAGAAAGGCCTCACACGGTCCTACAAGGCCCTTGAAAAGCTCCGTAAGGCAGAGGCGAACCCCACGGTAGGCGACGACGACAGGAAGATCTCCAGCGTTGACGAAGCCGGCGACCTCGCAACCGACGACACAGAAGACGCGCCGCTCAGCGACGAGGAAGTCAAGAACCTCCTCGAAATGGGCGACGAACTCCGCGAAGTCCGCGACCTCCTCAACAAGGAAGCCGACACCGACGACACCGACATCGACGACGACAACTACGGCGGCGACCCCATCCCCGAAAACGCCGCCGAACAGGTCGGCTTCGAGGGCGGCGACGACGACGAGGACATGTTCGGCGAAGTCGATGAAAACACGGTCCAGGACACGAAGGACCGCAAACCCCTCTCCAAGGAGCTACGCACAGCGATCCTCGCGCGCGACGAGTTCACCTGCCAGGCCTGCGGCTACGGCAAGGGCATCACATCCATGGTCCACCTCGGCCAGCTCGAAGCCCACCACAAGACCAGCGTCTACGTGGGCGGCTCCGACGCGATGAGCAACTTCGTGACGCTCTGCCAACGCTGCCACGGCCTCGTACACATCCTCGCCGGCTTCAACGCCAAGATCGGCATGACCAAGGAAGAGTTCGAGAACGTCCCAGACAACGATCAGACGATGTTCCGCGTCTGCATCAAGCTCGCGAAGATCATCCTTAAGGCCGAGGAGGAGACCGGCAAGGCACTCAGGAAGTACAAGCCTGTGCGCAACCCATTCTGGGAGCAGCAGAAGCAGGCACAAGATGTCGTCAAGACCCTAAAGGGTGAGGAAGCATTGGAGGACACAGCAGAATGACAACAACGTGGCTTTACTTCCAGAGGCCAGGATTCAGCCTCTACCAGGAAGACGGCGGCGTGCTCACATCCACCGCACAGACCGTCAAGCGTGCCCAAGCCCTACACGACATGGCAGCGCGACGCGCCCCCGGCCTACAAGCCGCCCCCTACAACCCGGCAGGCTACGAGTACTGTGCCTTCGACGGGCAGCGAGTCGTCAACCTGTTTGCCCGCGACGGCCTTACCATCACCCCTAACACCGTCGTCAAGACAGACCAGGGCAACAAGACCCTCGCGCAAGTCCTCACCGACTACGAGATCACCGATCAGGGCATCGACCCCAAGGCCGCAGCGTGGGACATCCAAGCACTCCGCGAGGCCGTCCGCTACGCCAACGCCTACACGCTCACCCGCACCGAAACCCAAGACAACGGACCCTTCTACATGGCAGCGGCCATGCTGCCAACCCATTGGGCCCTCACCCGCCCCGACAGCGACAGTGAGTACATCCTGCGCACGTGTTGCTACACACAAGGAACACCCCAGGCGCACAAGCCGACTCTCGAGGCCCGCACCAATGACCCCAACAGCCCCTACTGCCTCGTCTCACTCCCCAAGGACTGCATCCCCCTGTTCGATGGAACAGAAGCCGTCCCCACGCAGGAGATGCTACGAACACTCGCCCGAGCGGTAGACGACGCTATCGCCAACCCCTTCAGCCTCGAACGAGACATTAAGGGCGTAGCGTATGCCCTCACCCGAGGCGGCGAACGTCTTGAGTTCTGCCTCGAAAACGTCGGCTCCTTCACCTACACGGGCGACGACTTCGTAGCTCACGAAACCCACGGCGATCCCGCGTACACCATGGGGCGCTCCATGCTCGTCAAGGGCGCGCTCAAGAACTACGGCATGGGCACGAGGCGCGGCGTGTGCGCCATCATCGGTACGCTCGCCAGACTGAAAGCGGGACAACCGCCAGTTCCGTTCCCCGTCGTTGACGGGTATCGAGCCGCCCGCAACGGCAAATGGGACGTGTGTGCCAACGCGCGAACCCCGTACACGCCGTCACGCAGCACGCACCCCGAAACGCGACGCAACGAGCCCTACAGCACCTACGACCGCTACGTCATGCACTACGCCAGCCTCATCAAGTCCGACGCAGAAAACGTAAACATGGTTCCCCGAGCAGACTAGGACACGCATGAACGTCCCTCGCAGCGTCACGGCGCGACTCAACGCCCGACAGGCACACACCCCCGAAGCGCGCAGCCGACTCGAATGGGTGGCAGAAGTCCACACCATCCTCGAAACCGCTGCCACTACCTTCGACGAAACCATGACCCGCCAGCAGGTAGTGGTCCCCGCGAACCGCACGCGCGGACCCGTGCAAGCACGAGGCATCCTGGACATGTGCCAGGCCCTCAGCATCGCAGGCATGGCCACCAACACTCCAACCGGCGACATCATCCTCACCCTCGCCGGCCACGCCGACCGGATGCAAGCAGCGCTCCACCTCGCCCACAGCTACCTCGAGGCCGAACACCTGCACCTCAGCCGAGCACACACCGACCGCCCCGGCGTAACCCTAAGCCCCACCAAAGCACGCCACAAGACCTATGGGATACTCCTGAGCACAGCAGCCGAAGCCTCCACCATCATCCGCACAACTCGACCCTTCAATGTGCCACTCGACCAAGAGGATGTTGAAGCAGCGCACGCAATCCTCAGCCAGGGGTGGGTCGGATCAGCCTGCCGAGAGCAACCTCTCCTAGCGGCTGAGGAAGGGTGCTGCGAGTATGAAAGAATCTATCTCTCAGTCAGCCAAAAACCCCTCGTCAAGCCGTACAGAAAGAACAGTCCGCGATGAACGCACTCCGCGCACCCCGTCACCTCCATCGAGCGTGGCGGGGCTCTGTCGCCCTCACCTTCCTCCTCGCCCTCATCCTCACGTTCTTCGCACACCCCGCTAAGGCGTTCACCGAAGACCAGGGACACAACCTCAAGGACAAGCCCTCCACCTGGTGCCAGTGGTGCGCCGACAGCGACTTCGGGTACGACCCCAACGAAGAACGCGGCATGATTACCAACGCCGGAGCAACCATGGGCGAGGCGGCGTGCGGTAACTTCTCCTTCGCGTTCGTAGAACTGAGAGCCGGAGTCAAAGCCCGCGGTTCCTACACCGTCAACGACATGCGCGCCGAAGCCATCAAGCTGATGCAGGCAGGCAAAGATAGCCCATTCAGCGATGACGGTTGGCTCTACCAGCTCAATCCCGAAGGCTTCGCCCAGGGAGTCTCCAACATGACCGGCGGGCAACTCACCGTCGAAGTCCAAGGCGACACCAGCGGCGCAGGCCTTGGAGCCAACAAGTTCACCGAAGACGACGTGCGCCAAGCCATGAACGACGGCTACTTCGTCATCTTCATGGTCCAAACCGACACCGGCGGACGACACTGGATCGCTGGCGATTACGTGGAGGGCAACACCGTCCACACCATCGACTCCGGGCGACCCCTCACCACCCTCGACCGATCCCAATACCCCGGCGGCATCGGCCCCATCCTGAAGTTCTCCCGCACCGACGGCAAGAAACTTCAAGACCTCCCCACCATTGACGACGCGGCCACTAGCGTCGGCAGCAGCAACAGCGGTGACACCGCCACTGCAACCGACACCGGCATCATCAGCGACCTCGACCTGCCCGGTATGCCACCTCGCACCGTCGGCCAAAACCACCAGCTCTCCGAAGCTGACAAGCTCGCCTTCGCGAAAGACACCCTCAAGTTCGCGAACTACACGAACCTGAACACCACGCAGAAAGACAACGTTGACCAGATCGTCGCCCAGCGACAGCTCGAGCAAGACAGCAAACTGTCGAACGGGTTCAGCACCGGCGCAGCCATCATCGGCATCGTCCTGTTCCTGTACGCCCTCGTCATCGTCCTCGCGTTCCTGTTCGACCTGGCCTTCCCACTGTTCTCCCTCCTCAAGTTCGCAACAGCTGGTTCCCTGACCGTGCATCACGAGTCGCAAAGCCGTGCGGGCGTGAAAGAGCTGGGAGCCCCACCTCGAGGACGTTGGGCGACGTGGGGGAACGTGTTCGTAACTGCCGGGCTGGTTGCAGCGTTGGGTGGTTTGCTCATCAGTGGAACGCTGGTTAGGTGGGTTGCGTCGCTGTGGCAGATGCTCTACATGTGACGGGTTGGATAACACCACAACACATGTGATCTAGTTAACCAGTTTCCGGGTTGCGCACACAAAATACACTGGCCTACACTAAACCCATCACAAACAACACAACCACAATCAAATAGCGTCCCCTGAACCGCCCCGGATCAGGGGAGCACCCCGGAAAGATGCCCGAGCGGCTGAAGGGGCCTCCCTGCTAAGGAGGTAAACAGAGGAATCTGTTTCGCGGGTTCGAATCCCGCTCTTTCCGCAGGACGCGAGAAGCGCCTGAGACGATTTACTTCACTGGAATTGAAACTCACACTCGTTTCAACCTTTTCTCTCGCGTCCCCCACTTTTGCCCAAAACACCCAGAAAGGAGAGCGTCATGGCGCGCATGAACACCCGAGGCACGAAGCCTCGCAACATGGCTAACACTCCCGTCAATACAACGACGGGACGGGCCTTCACCGCAGAAGGTGGAATGGGGTGGCAGCGCACCCCCAAGGGCGAGCTGTTCCTCGCCGCCGTGACCTCCCTCAACGAGGACACGTTCTACGAGACTGCCGACAAGCGTGCGCAGCGCATCCAGGCGCTCGCAGCGTCTCCCGAGATCGTCAACAGCCCCGAGTGGACACTCGGCATGGTCCGCTGGCTCCGCCAGGAAGTCGGACTCCGCTCGATCACAGGTGTTGTCGCCATGACTGTCGTTAAGGCGCGCCTGGATGCTGGCCTGACCGGCACGAACCGTCAGATCATCGAAGCGGCCATCAGTCGTCTCGATGAGGCCTCCGACATGATCGCCGGGTGGATGAGCCTGTACGGGCGCAATATCCCGTCATGCGTGCGCCGTGGCGTTGCTGACGCTCTGCGCGTCCGACTGTCCGAGCGTTCCTACCTCAAGTGGGCGGGTCGCATGAACGCGGGTAGCGTCACGCTCCGCGATGTCATCAACCTGACGCACCCCAAGCCAAAGAACTCGGTGCAGGAAGCGCTCATCAAGCTCGTGCTCGACGAGTCCTACGGCAAGAAGGGCGACGACAAGCAACTGCCCACCATCCGCGCCTATCGTCAGTTCCTCGCCATGGACCGTGACGCGCAGATCCGCGCTCTCACCGGCCCGGACGCGAAGGATGTTATCCGTAAGGCTGCTCTCACCCACGAGGTGATCGCAGGCGCAATCGGGACGATTCCCGCCGACGTGTGGGAAACCCTTGTCCCCGAGATGGGCTACATGGCCCTGCGGATGAACCTCCGACGCATCGAAGCATCCGGCGCGTCTCGCGCGCTGATCGCCACGATCAACGAGCGCCTGAGCGACGTTGACGAGGCTGCGAAGTCTCGCACCATGCCGGTCGCGTTCTATGCAGCGTACAAGAATGCGCCGCTGGCTTTCGCCGCCGCCCTACAGGACGCAGCGAACGCTTCGCTCGAGAACGTTCCCGCGCTCAAGGGGCGCACGCTGGTCCTCCTGGACCGCTCCGGCTCGATGAGCTACCCCATGTCGGCGAAGTCGTCGCTGAGCTGCCAGGACACGGCCAACGTGTTCGCGTCGGCACTCGCTATTCGAGGCGAGAGCGTCCGAGTGGTTGCGTTCGACGATCACATGGAGGACGTGAAGGTCGCCAGCACGGACCTGCTCCGTGTCGTGGACCAGATGCCCACCGCTCGAGGCTGCACCTACACGCCGGATGCTGTCGCTTACGCCCACAAGAAGGGCGAGAAGTACGACCGCATCATCATCCTCACGGATGAGCAGTACAGGGGCGGCAGCGTCGATAACGCGCTCGACACGTATGCTCCCAGGGTTCCGGTGTTCACCTGGAACTTGGCGGGCTATGCGACAGCGCAGATGGAGGCCCGAGAGGGCCGCTGGACCTTCGGTGGTCTTTCCGACAAGGGCTTCCAGATGATCCCTCTCCTCGAGCGAGGCATCGGCCAGTCCTGGCCCTGGGAAACGGAGACAACGCTATGATGCTCACGCCGGAACAGATAGCGAAGCTCGATCAGATCTCCGCTGAGACAGTTGCGTTCATCCGTATCACAGATAAAGGCGTGGCGGAGTTCAAAGATATGCGGGTATCTCCTAAAGAACTTGCAGTGTATCTGCGGGAACTTGCTGACCATCTGGACGCGCTACCGCCTGGCGGGCATCTCGCATGACGGCGGCGGCGAAGCCTTTCTAGGGGGCTTCGCTGACACCCCTATAGCTCAACTGGCAGAGCAACGGACTTTTAATCCGTGGGTTCAGGGTTCAAGTCCCTGTGGGGGTACACAGTGAAAAACTGAACATGGCGGGGTGCCGGAGTGGACTAACGGAACTGTCTTGAAAACAGTCGCACCGACAGGTGCCCAGGGTTCGAATCCCTGTCCCGCCGCCAACTGAATACATGGTCCTATGGGGTAGCGGTCAGCCTGCCAGATTTTCACTCTGGAGACCCGAGTTCGACTCTCGGTAGGACTACTCCGATCCGGTGTAGCTCAACGGATAGAGCGGGGGACTTCTAATCCCAAGGTTGCAGGTTCGATCCCTGTCACCGGAACTCCAACAACTGAATAACATCCACGAGGGTCAGTGCCCCGAGCGGCGAAGGGAGCCGACTGTAAATCGGCCACAGGTAACCAGCCCACACCGCAGGTTCGAGTCCTGCCTGGCCCACTGGTGGAGTGAAGACGCGAATGTGTGAGTTACTTCTTTGCATAGAAAACACATCCTGGGCGTAGACCCAGGGACCCATTTGCTCGCGCAGCCTTTCAGCTTCACTCCGCCCCTCCATCTCGGATGGTGTAACGGCAGCACACCGGATTTTGGTTCCGGGCATCTAGGTTCGAATCCTAGTCCGAGAGCGAACTGCGGGCGTGTCCCTGTCGAGAAGATAGTGACGCGCCCGCAGCATTACCCAGATCGAAAGGACACAAGCCATGACTGCTGGCGAGCGTAAGGCCGCAGCCAACAAGCGCCGACGCGCATTCCACATCTCCACCATGAGCGCCTTGACCGCCCTCTGCGTGGGCGTATTCGCAGCTCTCGCGTTCGTGGGCCTGATCGGCCCCTCCCAGTGGGCTATTAGCCGCCAGGAAACCATTCTCGGAAAGGTCTTCACCGGCTGGCTGGCAACCGTCAACATGCCCGCCGCAGGGTGGGGGAGTGAGACCGTGTTCGTCTCCTCCTACACGGGCGACACCGCCCACCTGACCACCGGGGAGATGGTTCCCGTCGCCGACCTGAACCTCACGGCACCACTCTCGACGACAGCTGAGCACGCCGTCTTCATGAACACCCTCGCCGCCGGGCTCCTCGCCGCAGCCCTGCTCCTTGTGGCCGTCGTCATGTGGCCGTCCTACGTCACCGACCCCACGCAGCTCGAAACAAGCCTGGCGGGAGTGTTTGAGTGGCCCACACCGACGACGAGCGAGAAGCAGCGCCAGAAGGCCCGCGAGCGCCGCCAACAGCGACTAGAAGAGTTCACCGCAGCCCGCGCAGAAGCCGATGACCCCGACGCTGAAACCAATGCCGACACAACCCAGAACAACACGCAGGAAAACCCCGCAGGTGTCGAGTTCCTAGCCACCCGACTCTCGAAAAGAGCCACCAATGACTGAACCCCTCATCATCACGTTCGCCGCGGCCCTCGTCGCGTCCGCAGCCTTCATGGTCGCCACCGTCGTCCTCATGGGCGACACGTCCTTCAAGCGCAGCGCAGACCCCCTCAGCGCCACGCTCACAGTCGCACTCATCAGCGCAGTGTTCGCCTCCCCGATCTTCACCCCGGTCACCTACCAGGTGCCCGACGTGATCCACGCCTGGGTGAACTTCGGCCTCGCAACCCTCGCCCTACTGCTGATGATGGTCACGGTGTGGAACATGTTCCGCCGCTACCCCGACGTGCCCCTCACAATCCACTGGAGCGCATGGGCCATCAACGGCATCCTCGGATACGCCCTATGCGGCTTCATCCCCACCATCCACTTCATCCACTCTGTTAGCCCGTGGGCCTGAAAGGAACAACAACATGAACAAGCGCAAGTGGCTAACAGTTGACCGTGTGTGTGTGATTGTAGGCATCGTCTTTCTTGTAGCTCTCTACATCTGGATATACTCCATCGAGCATTCGTCAGACGGAGGTAAGTCTGTCAGCAATATGGACACCAGTGCCGTCGCTGACGGAACACTCAGCGACCTCAACGAGCTCGCCGTCAATGACAACCCCACACCGCCCGAGAAGTACAATCGTGTGGAGCAGTTCGGCCCCGCGTGGAAGGACGTGGACCATAACGGCTGCGATACGAGGAACGACATCCTCGCCCGCGACCTCAAAACCATCAGCGACCGACGTAACGCCTGCGTCATCACCGCCGGCCAACTCGCAGACCCCTACTCGGGCAAGTGGATCGACTTCCGCAAGAAGGACGCATCGAAGGTCCAGATCGACCATGTTGTCGCCCTCGAGAACGCCTGGCAGTCCGGTGCATACAAGCTCACTCAGGAAGATCGTGAAGCTCTCGCCAACGACCCTGACAACCTCCTGGCCGTCAACGGCCACGACAACATGGCTAAGGGTTCCAAGAGCGCAGACCAGTGGATGCCACCCAACACCGCATACGCCTGCGTCTACGCCTCTAAGCAGGTGCAGATCAAGAGTCGCTACGCTCTCACAGTGACCAGCAGTGAGAAGCAGGCCCTCGCCGACGCACTGGCAACCTGCACCACCAACTAGAAAGGCCCATCCCAATGGCATTCACGACAGCGCAGAAGCGCGAAGTAATCCAGAGACATTACCCCACTGCCAACAACATCGCCGTGAAGGGCAACATCTTCTTCGCCGCCTTCCCCGACGCGGAGCCCATCATCGGCTGGCTCCACTCACCCTGCGAAACCCTGTGGATCCAGGCAGTCGTCCCCGTGAGTACCTGCACCGCCCTACGCACAGTGCCTCCGCTCTGGTTCATCGAAGCGGCCCAACCCTACATGCGGGGCGACGAGCGAAAGGAGTGGTACCTCTACACACTCCGAGCGGCTCAGCAAACATTCCCATCGGGGGATTACATGCGCTGGATCACTCTCAATGAGAGGCATCCGCTCAGAAAGACCTTTGGTGACTACTGCGCCTTCGATATTGAAGGTAAGGAGACAGAGTTCCGCATCAAGAACGCCGAACTTGAGACGGTCAGAACCATTAAGAAGGCTGATCTCCTCTACGTGCTCACGGATGAGCCAGGTAGCCTCTTCTACGAAGTAACACCTTTCTGATAGCCATGACTTACACGACAAAAGATATTCGCCCCATCTTCGAGCGTGACTGGGGCATGGTCCGCAGATTCGTCGTCAAGGGAAACGTTGCGTTCAGCGTCATTGGTACGGGTGTTCCAGTGTTCGGCTTCGTTGTTTCTGCTGCTCGGCCTCGTGTGGAGCCATGTGTGAGCCTCAGCAGCACCTCGGTTCCTCTGGACGTGGTGCCACCCCAGTGGTTCGCGAACGCAGCAACCGAGTTCATCACCAACATGGGGACTGAGACGCAACGGAACTACTGGACTACGCTCGTCGCAGCCAGCAAAGCCCTTGGAGGCAACAGTGGACACATCCAGCTCGACGAGCAGCACCCATTCGCGCAACATACAGGGGCAGTGAGCCTCACCGTGTGCGTGAACCGGGTTGAAGCTGCAAACCGGAATGGGGACATGGTAGGTGTCTACACGAAGCCCGGCATCATGCACGCCCTCACCTCCCAACCGGGACAGATCATCTCCTGGTCCTAACCAGATCTGACAACCAACGGCGGCACCTCTCCTCTGAGTACATCAAGGGAGGTGCCGCCCCATGTCACCACATACAAGGAATCAACTGAAAGGAACAGTAATCATGACACCGAAAAGAAAGCGCCCCACCGACCTCACCCGCGACACGGTCCACGCACAGAAAGACCTCGCCCGCGTCCTGCGCGCCTGGGCTGACGACCTCGAAAAGGGAGGTGCAGACATGGACGCACTCGCCCGACGTGGGGAGCTTGCTGCGTGGGCTCAGAGGCGCGCTGAGCGCCAGATGCGACATGTGGGCGCGTCGTTTGAGCGCGTGATCGCGTGCGCGTCTTCGGCTGATCGTCGAGGCGTTACTGGTGGCCGGTGAGGCTACGACGCGGAGGCCCTGGGGCTGCTGGTTGGTGGTTCCGGGGTTTTTCTCAACCCTAAACCGCCTGTGATCTACTTAACCAATTAGGTGGATGTTAGCGCTTGTGGGCAAACTAACCCACAAGCTACGATCAAACCTATAACCCAGTCACACGAGAAGGAGACACCCTCATGACCACCAACACCGCCATCGACTACACTAAGCTCGCCGACACTGCGGCCAAGACCTACACGACCTCCCGAGATGCGCGCTCCCGCGCCATCGCCAACCTCGCCGTCGTAGACAGCGACCGACGCGGCTACCAGGACATCATCACCGCCGACGGACACATCGACGTGCCCCTATTCGCCGCCTGGTTCACCCAGGACGAAAAAGACGAAATCGCTCAGCGAGCGTCCGCATACTACATGGCCGCCAACAAGTTCGAGGAATACACGCGGGGCACCATGCACTACTTCGAGGACGCGATGGTCGCCAGCACCACCCTCGCGCTCACCACCGAGGTCCACCGCCTCGTCCACCAGGACAGCGACATGGGTGCCCTCCTGCGCGAACTACGCGACAGCGAAGAGGGGCAGGAACTCGCTGTCTATCCCGACTTCTCTAAGATGTTCTCGTTTGTCGCCAATTTCGAGTGCCGCGCCAACAGCGCCAAGGACGCTCTTCTCGATAGCGCATCTGACACCCTCCGCAAGGCAATGGCACCCTACAACGGGGACGCTGTGACGCTCATGCTCATCCGCTTCTTCAGGAGAGACACAGACGAGCACGGAAACCTCGTCTACGACAACCACTACTTTAACCTCCGCAACCTCCCCACACTGCACGATGTTGAAGTCAACAACAACATGCGCGCGACCGAATCCAAGCTCTGCACATACGACATCGAACTCACCAGAGGCAACTACGTGGAAGCGCGCGACCGTCTCAGCAAGGCTATCTCGCGCGCCGCCAAGAACATGCAGGAACGCATCAAGAATGCGTGAAACAGCCTGTGCGACTAAAAGCAGACGGACACGCAGAAAGAAAGGACAAGACACCATGACCGCCATCACCGCCACCCCCGCCCGCGCCCGCCTCACCGACCCCCAGACAAGCTGGGACGCGGCCCTCGCAGTGAACGCTACGAAGTCGCAGCTCCTCTTCGCAGAACTCAAGACCATTGAAAAGGAAGAATGGATCAGTGAAGAGCTGACCGACGAAGCGTTCTTCACTCGCCTCACCCCATCCCGCGCTCGGACCATCGTGTCCGACTGGAAGAAGCGGGGATACGTCGAAGCCCTGCCCAAGCGCGCCCCGACCTCTACCGGGCGCACCGCCCAGCTCCACCAGCTCACCCCCAAGGGACGCGAGCTCGTCGCAGTCCTCCGTGAGATCAACCGAAAGGCCAACCAGCAGTGACAGAAGACCCATCCCCACCCACAAGCCCATCAGTGGCGGAAACACTAGCCCGCCTACAGCTCACACTTAAAGCGCGCCAGACCAGCGTTGCTCATGCTCTCGTCACGAGGGCACGTATCAACGCCCGAAACTATCCGTCGGAGGCGACACTGCCTCCACGAATCTCTCGCAAGAAAGGCAAAGACAAACACAATGGCAGCGAAGAAGGAAGTTAAAGTCCTCCGCAAGTCAAAGAAGTGGGATGACCTCGCCCCGCGCATCATGGCTTACGCCAAGCTCCTCAAGGACAGGGTGAAGAACGCCGAGAGCCCCGTCAAGACGTACATTCTCGAAAACCTGGACGAGCGGTTCCCGGCAGTCGCACAGAAGGGCGGCTACAAGATTGATGCCGATGTCCACGGTGACTCCGGCACGCTCTCCTACCGCAAGCCCTCTCGCAAGCCGGGAACCGGACTCAAGATCGTGGATGCCCTCGCATTCATGGCTTGGTGCGAGGAGAACGGTATCGAGCACAACGCTCAGCCGACCGTCACGTTCCCCGAGGAGTTCGTGACTCAGGAGAACCTAGCCAAGCTCATCGAACAGGCCGGTGGCGTGATGCCTGACGGCATGGATGACGACACCACGCTCAACGCAGCGACCCTCACGGTTCGCATGAGTGAAGAACAGGCCAAGCACCTCGTGGACGATAAGCTCACCGTCCGCAAGCTCCTCGAGATGCTGGAACTCAAGGAAGACCTCGCCTGACACCCCTCAACATGTAGAGAAAGGTTACCTACATGACCCCCAAGGCAAACGACGCGCAGCCTGTCGCCAAGAAGGCTGCATCCAAGACCCGCACGACCAAGGCCACTGAGAAGGCTGAGGAAACCACCGTCGTCTCGTATGAGATGCCCGGCTACAAGGCGCTCAGTGAGGAGGAAATGCGCCGCGACTTGGCCGAAGCTGGCATCTACGCCCAGGCGCACGCGCTCGTGCCTTATCAGATGCGAGGAAACACGGGTGACATGTATCTGCTCATGCAGATCGCCAAGCACCTGTACATCCCCCTCATCACCGCCCTGCGTGGCCTGTCGTTCATCGGCGACAAGGACGTGAAGCCTGCAATGACGGCGCAGCTCATGTCCGCGCTCGTCCGCAACGCAGGCCACACGCTCCGCGAACAGTGGGACGCAGAAACCAACACGGCCACCGCCACCCTCATCCGCAAGGACGACCCCTCGTTCGAGCACGTCGCCGTTTGGGACGAGGAGAAGGCCCGCGTCGCTGGCCTATGGGAATCGACCCCCACGTGGGTCCAGTACCCGAAGGCCATGCTCACCGCCCGCGCCATGAGCGAGGTGTGCCGCCATGCGGCCTCCGAAGTGCTCCTGGGGTTCAGCTACGTGCCCGAAGAGTTCCAGACCGCTGAGTCGGCCTCGCGTGTCCTGGATATGCGTGAGCAGGTGAAGCACGACATGACCCGACTGAACCTGTCGAACGAGAAGGTCGCCGAAGTCCTCGACGGCGTGACCCTCCCCGGTATTCCCATCGCCCTCATGACTCCGCGAGAGCTGGAGGAAATCAACGCCCGTATCGGCGTGATCGAGTACGAGCGCGACAAGGACAAGATCGACGAGGTGCGTGAGCGCATCCAGAAGGGCCGTGACAAGCTGAACCTGAGCGAAGGCGCGTTCGCTGAGATCGTGCGCCGCAACGTGCGCCCCGGCAGGGGATACGACACTATGAACTTGCGTGAGGCTGAGCAGGTGCTTGACGTGCTCCTGCGCCAGGCGAAGAAGTCGGGTATCCGTTCCGGCCAGCGTCAGGCTCAGCCTGCCCCGCAGGCCCATGCTCCGCAGCCGCCCGCGCCTCAGCAGCAGGCTCCCGCGCAGCCTTACCAGAGCCCGCAGCAGCCTCACCCGCAGGCACAGCAGGGATACACCCAGCACATGCCCACACAGCCCCAGCAGGCCCCCCAGCAGCGCCCAGAACCGGCCAGCCAGCCCCAACCAGCCCCGGCCCCCACGCAGGAGTCCTACGGCCTCTACGACGAGTCTCAGCGCCCCGAACAGTACCCGCCGCTCGGCTCCCAGAATCCGCAGGGCACCTCTGGCCCCATGGCGATGATCCAGCGCACCATGAAGGAGCAGGGTGTCCCCATGGATGAACTGCCCATCGTCCTCTCCTACATCTTCGGCGAAGATAAGCGTGCAGATGTGGATAACGTGGATGCGCTGACCATGAATGACATGACCACCGTCCTCGACGGTATCCAGCGTTACGCAGCGGAATCCGGGCCCCTCTCGGAACCCACCGCTGAACTCCCCTTTGACGGCGATGCGCCCGCCGACAACATGGAGGATCTGGAAGAGTCCTACAGCGAGAACGGGGGCGAGGTGAACGATGACCCTGAAACGTGGAACGAAGGCTGGCCGGAAACGGCAAAGCCCGGCGGCGGCGCGAACTAGCACCGGCCCCACCCAGCAAACCCGCGAACTCATCTACGGGCGCGACATGTGGCGGTGCGCCCGATGCGGAAAGGATGTCACCTACATCCAATCCAGCATCCAGCACCGCAAAGCCCGCGGCATGGGCGGCACAAACGACCCGTCGATCAACAGCCCCGCTAACCTCATCGTCCTATGCGGTTCCGGCACCACGGGATGCCACGGCCACGTCGAGGTGAACAGGCGCGAAGCCCGTAACTACGGGTGGGCGGTCTCCCAATACGCAGACCCCCACGACGTGCCCGTCCACTACAAGGACGGCCTGTTCATCCTCGACGACACCGGCCACCGAATCCCCACCACATAACCACACACGCGACCACCACCTGAAAGGGGTGAACTCATGTCCAAGCGACTCTACGTCGCCCTACCTCGCGACTATACGCACGAGAACTCCTGTGTAGACGGGGATGCTCGCATCGCTTTTCTTTACCTTGAAGTCCTCGGCTATGAACTGGTCAAACCGGCGGATAGTGACACGAATGGACTGGATACCCTGCGCATGTTGATGCAGTGCGACGGCGTTCTCATCATGTCCGGCTGGGACACCGATCCCGTAAGCGCTCACGCCGTTACTATCGCCCAATACCACGGTATCCCCGTGGGCTCATACGACCACTGGTCCGCTCACCCCGTAGAAGAGGGGCAGTGATGAGCCTCAACGACCAGGACAGTGGAGCGCTCAGCTCTCTCGTCATGCCCGAAGCGTGGACCGAGAGGGGCGCGTGCGCGCGAGCCCTCAACCCTGACGCTTGGTTCCCCGAGCGCGGAATCAGCGACAACCGCGAAACCACCCTCGCCCTGAGAGTGTGCGCCGACTGCCCCGTCAAGGATCTGTGCCTCAAGGAAGCACTCGCCCAGGGCCCCTCCTGCGAGGGCATCTGGGGCGGCACCACGCACGCCGAGCGTCGCAAGATGATCCGCATGGGCTGCAAGACCATTGAGGAGTACAAGGCCCTCACTGAGCCGAAGACCGAGGAACCCGCCCGGACCCCCGAGCAGCCCAAGCAGGACACTCCCGCCGTTGAAACTGCCGCCCCCGTGAAGGACAAGACCACCACCTTCCCCGACATCCTCTCGGAGGTGATGCAACTGCCTGGGAACTACACAATCGGAAGCCTGTTCTCGGGCTATTAACGGTGGCCTCGACCTCGGCGTACAACTCGCCCTCGGCCCCGCACGCCTCGCATGGGTGAGCGACATCGAACCCGGCCCCCAAGCAATCCTCGCCCACCATCACCCCGACGTGCCCAACCTCGGGGACATCACGCGAATCGACTGGAGCCAGGTCGAACCCGTAGACGTGATCTGCGGCGGCTCACCCTGCACCGACCTCTCACTCGCCGGCGCTCGAGCTGGCATGACCAAGGACACCCGCTCAGGCCTATGGGAGTCCATGTTCCACGCAATCACCGCTATCCGCCCCAGGCTAGTCGTCTGGGAAAACGTGCAAGGAGCTCTAAGTGCATCAGCTTTTAGCCTCATGGAACCCGGAACGGGACATATGGGAGGACGGCCAACCGGACCTGTTCTCCGAGCACTCGGGCGTGTACTCGGAGACCTTGCCAGCATCGGGTATGACGCGACGTGGACAGTTGTTCAGGCTTCCGACGTTGGAGCGCCCCACAAGCGGGCCCGAGTCTTCGTTGTTGCTCACCCCCACGGCGAACCTTGGCTCGAACGGTGGGAGCCAGCCACCCGAGAAGCGCCGGGAGGGCGGTCATGGTCCGACGTTAGCGGACGTGATCGAACACCTCGAACACTGATCCCCACACCAACCGCATCAGACTGGAAGGGCGGCTACCACCAGGAGGGGAAGGGGATGAGCCTGTCTCAGGCAACCAAGCTCCTCCCCACTCCCGTCGCCCAGGCCCCAGGGAACACTGCCGAAGCCCACCTGCGGAAGAAGCCGGGCCGCACTCAAGTCACCGACTTGGGCATCATTGCCCGTGAAGGCCTCTTCACGACCGGAGGGAACCTTCTGCCCACCCCACAGGCCACCAACGCCACCTACTCGTCCAACGGCTACGGCCCCAACCTGCACGAAACCGCAGGAACCCTACGCGACAGTTTCGGCCCCTACGCGCCCGCCATCGCTCACTGGGAAACCATCACCGGGCGCACAGCCCCAGCCCCGACAGAACCCCCTCTACGCGAGGGAGGCAAGCCCCGCCTGTCTGTCCGCTTCGTCGAATGGATCATGGGGCTGCCCGACGGGCACGTCACAGGCGTAGGCCTATCGCGCGAGAAAACCCTACGCGCCCTCGGCAACGGAGTTGTCCCGCTGCAAGCAGCCGAAGGGATCCTGCGAGCCCTCCAGCAGGAACGCCAAGTCGCCCTCGAGGAAGGCTGGCCCGAATACGCTCAAGGAACATGATGAACACCCTTCGTAGTACACGCCCACGCAGCCGCGGCTACATCACGTGCGACATGTGCGGCACGAGGATCCCTCGAAACGTCCAGTACTCACGCACGGAAACCGCCGACATGGGCACCATCATCACGGTTCGCGTGTGCGATTACTGCACCACATGCGTCAACTTGTGCGCGCGAGATACGGATTGGCAGTTCGGCGATGACGGCTTCACAGCTGACGATCTCCGTGAATGGGCGCTCAACAGCAACGCCATAGAAGCCACCCAATACCTCGCTCGAACCGAGCAAACCCTTCCTTGAAAGGACCAGCTCAATGAACTCCCAGGCATTCATCACCACACGCAACCACAAAGCCGACGCAGCCCACCTCAACAGACAAGGCCTGCACGTCGCCGTCACCACCGACACTGACGGAACACCGTTCCTTGTCCTCACGATGCCAAACGGGCGGCTGCACTACGTGAACCCAGGCGACGCGCTCATCTGGAACCCCGACCACAAGCCGATCTCCGCCACTGTCGTACCAGAACCCCTCGTGACAGCACTCACGGAGCACATCTCCTCGCTCATCTCAGCAGCAACCAAGAAGCGCCGCTGATGAACGCCGAAGACATCCTCAACGCCCTACGCCGCCACTACCCGACAGCAGCGTTCGTCCCTGAGCTCACCATCAACGATGAGCAGTCCCTCGTGGACTACTACGAACAGGGCGAGCATGAGGCATTCACTCGCCGCATCGACGCGCTCATGTTCGACAAGCGTATCCGCACGGCCATCGAGATCAAGGTGGACCGGGCTGACGCGAAGAGAGAAAGCCTCGCCAAGGTCCGCGCCTGGCGGCAATGCACGCACAGGTTCCTCTACGCCACCCCCGCAGGCCTCATCGACTCCCCTCCCATCATGAGCGGATCAATCGGCCTCCTCTGGGTCTACCCGGATGGGCGTATCGAGTGGCGCAAAAAGTGCCGCCTCAACCCCTCCCCAGAACCGCTACCTCTAATCGTCCAAGAACGTATCGCACACCGAGCCAGCCGCTACGCCCTCGTCCCCAAGGAACTACGCCCATGACCTTCAACCCGCAAATCACACAAGCCTTACGCCCAGCCGAAGATGGGACCATGAAGCGCAAGAAGAAGCTCCGCTGGGGCAAGACCAGCTGGTGCGTGAAGCCTCCCCGCAAGATCCGGTACCGCACCAAGCTCGACGCGAAGCTCGCCCTCGCCTCCACGCAGCGCTCACGCAACCCGCGACGCGAAGAACGCCGCTACTACAAGTGCCCAGCGTGCAAGGGTTGGCACCTCACCTCACACTGACTACCGCACGGTAATAAACAGTGACACTTTGAGCGCTTGGGTCTCGTTCTCCACGGGGGCTAGACCCAAGCGAAGCGAGTCGCATAGTGTATAACGCTTGCCCAAAAGTGTTGATATATAGCCGAAAGGCGCACTTTGGAGAACATGTTCCTATGCCCTGGTTTAGGTTCGCGCACTATGGTATCCCATTTGGCGTGAGGTAAGCATAAATGCGCTGTGACCCACTTAACCAAACATGGGGATAATGTGCCCCCAAAACAGTGGTACCGTTGCCACAACAAACCATCCATGCAGACACACAGAAAGGAACGTCGCCATGGAACAGAACCAGATCCTCGGATACCTCGGGGGCCTTTTTCAAAAGAACGCGCCGATCACCGACGAGGTGTTCAGCGCCCTCAAGGAGTGCCTGACCCCCTACAACGTCGGCGAAAACACGAAGGTGTCCGGCGACACCGTGCGTATCCGCGCCGCCATCGACTCCCTCGGCTTCCGCCACGGCATCAACCTCGACGCATACGTCGAATACCAGGAGAATGAGGGAGAAGCACCCATTGTCTTCCTCACCATCGAGTCCGAAGACGGACACTTCTCATCTCGACATTCCAAGCTGACCTTCAAGATCAACGAGACCGGCTACGCGAACACTATCCTTGAGTGTTCCAGCCGCAACGGGGAAGGCTGGCACGCATACCAGATCCCCACCATGCTCGGCGTAGGCGCAGCGTACTACGCACTCCTCGCATGGGAGGCCTACAAGGGAATCGAGGCAGGCCGTCTCGAAGCAGTCGTACCCGAGGACGACTGGTACAGCTACCTCAAAGACTTTCCCGAGGTTGAAAACGATGAGCGCACAGAGGAAGAATGCCTCACCTCGGCGCTCATGCTCCTGGCCCAGAACGCCGAAGAAGCCAGCGACGATGACGAAGAGGGGGACGAGTGAACGCCACCTACTTGCCCCCGACCGACAAGGCCGCATCTTTCGCGTCGCAGCTCCAGGTCCACTTGGATCATGTCGCGCGCGTCACTGATCCTCTCGCGCATTTGGAGAACATCTGCATGGGCGACCTGTGCGTCATTGACCGACGTAACGGTCGCGCTTACCTGCACGACGGCTCCGCCATCACTGCTCGCAAGAAGAGCAGGACTAGCGAGTGGGTCGTCGAAACGCGAGGCCCCATCCAGAAGAAAGGGGCATTCCTCCAATGAGCTACAACCAGTGGATCTCAGACGTAACGTTTGAGGCAGGAGACCTATCCAAGGCAACCTTCACCCCGACAGACGAGGAGATGTTCGAGCAGTGGCTCCTCAACTACATCGCCACCCACGATGAGACATGCCAGAAGGGTTACAGGCACGACATCTACTTCATGTTCGCCTGGCACTTCACCTACGGTCCTGACGGGCGACTCACAGACCTGTCAGTCGATTTCCCGTGGGATGACGATTACGTCCCCCACTTCTTCGTCACCGAGCTGGAGGGAACCAGTCTGTTCTTCCGCGAGCGCGGCGTGCGCTTCAAGCTGGTCTTCAACAAGGCTGGCGAAGAGGAAGATGACCGCTGGCAGATCACCACCACCCATGGCGGCGTGTGGGCAGCTCGCGGGAAGCTCGTCTACGGCAAGCGTGAGCGCATTGCCTAAGTCGATGTCGATAACGGTGTGGATGCCGGGTAAACCTGAAACTCAGGGCTCTACCCGGTGTTTCACGCCTCAAGGTTCCCGCAAGCCGGTCATCGTTCACGACAACCCCCGGCTCGGAGCGTGGCGCACCGCCGTCACCTTCCTCGTCAAGCACGCCGCCCACAAGGCCCGCTGGGACACGCCCCTGGACGAGCCGGTCGAGGTAGTCGCCACGTTCTACCTCGAAGCCCCGAAGCGACCACGGTTTGAACTCCCCGCAGTCAAACCCGACCTCGATAAGCTCCAACGAGCAATCGGGGACGCTCTCGGAAACGGGATCCTCAAGGACGACAGTCGCATCGTCCACTGGAACGTGTGGAAACACTACGGCACAGAACCAGGCGTGAAACTCACACTCACCAGACTCACCCAGAAAGAAGTCGCCAGACTCATTCAGGAAGGAGAAGACGACCAATGATGAAGGTAGCGAAAACGACGCTGCGGAGCGCACTAGGGACCACCCTGTTCACTCTCGGGACTGCCTCCACGGTCGCGTGGCTCATCGGCTTCGGCAGCGGACTCGCGGCCCTGGCCGGAGCACTGTTCTACCCCTCCCTCGCCGTTGACGCTGCACTCCCGCTCCTCGGAGTCGGAGCCGCCAGCTTCATCGCTAGGGGCATCTCCATCTTCGGACTGCGCCTCATGGTCCCCCAAGACAAACGTCAGCCCATCCGAAGCGACCTCATCGGATGGTTCGGCTTCATGGACGACGAGACCCTACGCATGACGCTCGACGCGGGAAAGGAAGTGCCAGATGGGTACGCGAAGACCACCAACTGACCAGCCGCGCCCCTGCCAGCTCAGGCGAACCCCCGAAGCCATGCAGGTCACCAGCGACAACCTGCGCCAGGTAGCCCGATGGTGCCACGGCGCTCTACAAACCGAGGGCGGCAAGATCGCCCTCATCGAGGTCACAAACAGCGTCACCTCACACACAACCACCGCCCATGTCGGCGACTATATCGTGCGCCGATACCGCGGCAACCGATCCATCTTCACTGCCGTTCCGTGCGACGAGTTCGAGCAGGAATGGACCCTACGACTCAAGAAGGAACCCCGAAAATGAGCAACGAACTACGAATCACCGGCAACCTCACCCGCGACCCCGAACTGCGCTACACGCAATCAGGTAAGCCCGTCGCATCATTCACCGTCGCCGACAACCGACGAGTCCGCGACCAGTCCGGCAACTGGGTAGACGGCAACACCCTGTTCATGCAGTGCGCAGCATGGGAAGAGCTCGGCGAGAACGTCGCCGAATCCCTGCGCAAGGGCATGACCGTGACCGTCACCGGCAGGCTCGAAGCCAAGGAGTATGAGTCGAACGGTGTGAAGGTCCGAGGCTTCGAGCTCATCGCCTCCGACGTTAGTGTCTCCCTGCGCCGCCAGCAGGCCACCGTCAAGAAGGTCGCTCCTTCCTCCAACAACCAGGGCAACGGCTACAACGGCTACAACCCCAACACTCAGTTCACGACAGATCCCTACGCAACAGGGGCACCCTTCTAAGCCCAGACAGGACACAACAATGGCCAGCGCCTCCCACATGTTTCCGTTCATGCTCACTCTCCCTGACGGAACCCTCCACGATGCAGTCCGCATCTACGGGGAAACCCTCGAGGCCGTCGCCGAGTGGTGCGGCGGGGAAGTGGGAGGCGCTGCCATCCCCGGCAAAGGCACCGTCGCTGGCATCCTCTACCCCACAGGTAAAGGCCATGATGCGTTCGCGCCCGTCGGCTCCTACCTCCTGCGAGGATCCGTCTCTGCCCAGCACATGAGCGCCGAAGAGTTCAACAAGATCTACACGAGCCTCTGACAGCCCATGCCCACCCAGACGGCGCAGCAGATCATCGCCACAGCACGCCGCAACGCAGCCGCACTCCCATCCGAGCAAGCCGCCGCCCGCGAGCGCCGCAACACGGCATGCAAAGCCGCTCGCAAAGCCCGCGAAGCAGCCAAGCCAGTGCGCGCCGCACGAGAACTCCCACCCATCGACGGTGCGCACTGGGCGAAGCGGCGATACGGCTCCAACTGGCTCTACCCAGCAGTCCAACTCACCAGCCCCCACGTCGCACGCCTCATCACCCAATGGGCACCACGCACCACCCGCTACATCGAAACCCCCTCCATGTGGGGCCTGTACGTGTGGAACAGCAGGCGTGGACCTGAACCCGTTCTCGCACAAGAAGGCTGGTACATTGTGCGCACAAAGTATGGGCTACGAGTAATGCAACCAGCCGTTTTCCAGCGCCTTTACGTTCAACTCACGAAGGCTGTCACGCTGTTCGCGCTCGCGGGCCTGAGCGTTATCGTCCAGCCCGCAGCAGCGACGTTCGCAGCGCCCGACGCTACCGGCGACACTCCTGCCACCGCCCCCTCCCGAACCGGCAACGACATCACCGGCAACGACGGCGGCACCTCTACCGCCACTGGAGGCATCCAGATCGACAATGTGAGCGCCACCCGCGAGTACGACAAGCCGAGCGTCGGCTCTGCCGTAAAGCTGCACGTTGATTACTCCGGTAAGAAGGTCGCCCAGGGCGCGACCTTCAGTGTCACACTGGGCGAGGGCCTGAAGATTCCCGCAGGCCTGACCAAGGTGCCCCTCAAGGCCACCACCCTCGACGGGTCGCGCGAAGAGACCATCGGCGAGTGCAACGTCACCGACAGCGGTATCAACTGCGAGATCACCGCAGACATCGCCGCAACCCTCGGTGGCAACGGCGACCTTAAGGCCGCATACGTGAACCTCTCGGTAGCGGTTGACTCCTCTGCTGTCGGCAAGAAGTCCGTTGATATTGTCGTCGCTGGCACCACCTACACGGTGTCCATGGGCGACGGGGTTATCGGCGAGGGGTACGACAAGAACCCTGGTAAGTCCATGTACTCCGACGGCATGGAGAACGGTCTGCACCGTCACCGTGGCTGGCTCTGGACGGGCGAGCTTCCCGGCGGTACGGAAGTCACCATCACCGACAATGGTGCCGACGTGCTGGCCAGCAAGGCCTACTGCACAGCCAACCATTCTTGGGCCAAGAAGGATGAGATCGTTGCGGAAAATAACAAACTGTCCGCAGACAAGCACACGATCACCTTCACCGTCCCGGCGGGCGACAACATCAACTGCCGTGTCGCGCTTAAGAAGCTGACGGAGGGCCTATACGCCCACAACGAAGCCGTCATCAATGGTGCGACTTTCACTGCTGAGAACACCTGGCGCGCGAAGGGCGGCTCTGGCGGCTCCACCGACGAGGATGCGAAGCCTGTGACCCCGGAGCCGACTCCCACCCCGGACCCGACTCCAGATCCGACCCCGGAGCCGTCCGAGCCTCCGTCCCCCACGCCTGAGCCCTCGGAGCCTCCTGCTCCCACCCCGGAGCCGTCCACGCCTCCGGTCACCCCCGCCCCTGAGCCGCCAGCTCCGACACCGGAGCCCACCCCGGAGGCACCGAAGCCGGACCCGAAGCCTGAGCCCACCCCGGAGCCCTCGGAGCCCCCGTCCCCCACGCCCGCTCCGACACCGGATGCCCCGAAGCCGGATCCGAAGCCCACGCCTGAGCAGCCCACCCCGGACCCCAAGCCGACCCCGGACACGCCCCCGGTCACTCCCGACCCGGAGCCCAGCGTTCCCCCGGTCAGCCCGGACCCCAAGCCCAGCACCCCGCCCGTGACCCCCACCCCGGACCCCTCGGAGCCTCCGGCCACGCCTGAGCCGAAGCCTTCCGAGCCGACCACCCCGGTCACCCCGAATACGCCCAGCACCCCGGACACCCCTCCGGTGACCCCCAAGGCCCCCACGCCTTCCGCTCCCGCCAGCAACGGCAGTGGCTCGCTGGCTAAGACGGGTGCCGACGCTGGCCTGATCGCTGGCGCTGGCGTGCTCGCCGTCGCCGGTGGCGCTCTCCTGGTGGCCCGCCGCCGCCAGAACAAGAACTGACGCAAGTCAGATTTGGGAGGCCTCAGAGATGTAATATTCTCCGGGGCCTCCCCCCTTTTTTCACTAAGCAAGGTTTTTGCCTTACCCCACAACGCTTTTAATGTTGACGTAGTAATGCGCTTAATACTACAGTGGGGCATTAAGAAAAACGTTCCAAGAAAGGAGAGCAAAATGCTCAAGAAAACCCAGGTCATTGATCTGATCGACGACATGGACGGCGGTCCCGCCGACACCACCATCGACTTCGCAGTCGGCCCCAACCAGTACACCATCGACCTGTCGGCGGAGAACGCGGCCAGCTTCAAGGCTGCGCTCGCGCCCTACATTGAGAGCGGTCGCCGAGTCACTGCCACGCGCAAGCCTCGTAAGCCTCGCAGCGCAGAGGATCGCGCCAAGCGCCAGAAGACCGCCGAGATCCGCGCGTGGGCCATCAAGAAGGGCTACACCTCCTCCACACGAGGCAGGCTCGGCCCGACCGTCATCGAAGCCTACGAGGCCGCACACAAGGACCACTGACACCCAGCAGCTAAGGCAAAGGAAATCATCATGAAGATTGTGTTTGAGGACAACATCATCGTTGACCCGTCTACCAACTCCGCCACCCCTCTACCCAACATGACCATTACAATCAGCAGCAAGAACATGCCAGCCGTCGCACCCATCGACATGCGCGGCGAGGTGGACCTGTGCACTCTCCCGGTGGGGACGTTTATCGTCACTGTGGGTCCAACAAAGGACGTTACCCATGAGGACCACCAGTACATGAAGTGCAAGCGCTCGTGGCGCGGCTCCGACGAAAGCACCTGGGACGACCACTCCCTCGCAGAAGAGCTCACCGAGCAGACGCTCGCAGGCCGTCGAGCCCTCATCCGCGACATCCCCAACTACCCAATCTACTAAGGGAAGCAGGCGAATCGTCATGTATGATCCCGGTGCTCTCACAGAGCTCGCCCTCAAGAACGGCGCGAAGATCAAGCGCAGCATGGAGGAGATCCACGATGCCATTTTGGCATCCCCGCAGGCGAAGATCACACCGTTCAAGACTCCTGCGAACTTCTTCGACAGCGATGCGTTCTTTGAGGTGCAAGAGGGAAGCGACACCATCACCATCTCTTTTGAGGCGACTATTTCCGCGCCCGTCAGCACGCACGTTGGCGACGAGACGTTGACCGAGGTGGAGTACGGTCGCTCCTTCACCTGTGAAGCAGTGCTGGATGTCGAAACAATGCGCATCAAGGAGGGCAGTCTTCGCCTTGTTGACTTCCACTCCTCGAGCGACGATGCGACCTCAAACAAGGAGAGGCTGACAAAAGAATCAGAACAGCAGGCTCGGGAGCGCGTATTTGATCGCGAGGAGGTAGTGGAGAACCTGTCTGGTCTTCCCTATGGCGAGTCCTACCTCCACGGCGTTCGCCTGAGCCTCGTGGAAAACCCTGAGCCGTGGGTGCAAGCCCTTGTTGACGACCTGCGCACCCAGTGCTGTGCAGTGTTCGACAGCGAGGAGACGTACTGCGATCCGGCCAGCCCAGAAGCCGGTCACGGGTCTTTCCCCAACGACCTGTACCCCATCCATGACCGGGTTCGCAACATCCTGCGCGCCGGCATCCGCGGCGAGGGCGACTGGGCAGCGTATGCTCCGCTGATCCGCGCAGCCACTCCCGAGAACGTGCGGAGCCTGTACAGGCTCCCCGAAGATCTTCCACTGCTGAAGGTGGAGGATCTGCCGGTCTCCGCCGAAGATACGAAGACCCTGGGAGAACTGCTCTCCATCATGGAGCTGATCGGAGTCTCTACCCCGGAGCAAGAAAAGCTGGTCGAGCAGCACAAGGTTCTAACACAGCTACATGACGCAGCTCCACGTACCGACCAGTTCTACACCGCTCTTTTTGAGAAAGAGGGGTGGGTGGCGGTTGAGCGCATCAACCTCTACAACAGCAGCGTCAACGCCATCGCCACTGAGGGAATCTCCCAGCCTGTCGCGGATGCTGTTAAAGCACTGAGATGGCATCTCAAAACCAGCGGTGTTCTCCGCACCCTCTATGAGGCTCAGGAGAAGCGCGGCAAAGTCAAGCCGCTACAAGACCTGAACTGTCTCCCTCTCGGCGCGTACCTTCGCGTAAAGGGCTCATGGTGGGAAGCGCGTGAGAGAGAACAGGGTAAGCCTGTAAGTGAACTCAACACGTTCCTTCCACACGAGTACGTCTTCGCTGTCGAAGAAGGGCGTAGCGAGCAGGTACGTAGTGACTGCGCTGACTTCCTCGCGCACTTTATCCCATTCCCCGTGCTTGGAACCACCCAGCTTCTTCGAGGTTTGCTTCCGTCGAGAATTAGCGCCGTGGATGCACTTATCATCAGTGCGCTAACACGCAGCAAGAAGCCATACTCAAAAGATGAACACCGTTCTCTGCTGGAGGCTTGCGTGTCCGCAGGAATATATGACACGTCATACGTGGAATCTTGCGGAGAAGAAGAACTGTCGGCGATTGCTCCTCATCTCAATTTGCTGGACCCTTTGCTCTCTAAGCAAAAGGAACTACACGAGGCACTTGATGCTGCCGTCAGGCCGGCAGCTCAGCAGGCCCCCACTTTTGGGGACATCAGAACGCTTATGCAGGCGATTGCTGACACGCTGCCGCTACTCGATAGTGTGCATTGCATGAATAAGCAGTGGGCTTCTGTTCAAAACCACCTGCGTCGCAACGGCGTGCCAATGAACAAAGAGCGCCAGGCAGAGCGGCAACAACGCAGCGAAGTTGTAGACATGCTCCTAAACAAGTTGCACCTCACCGAGGCCGATCTGGAGCACGTTAAAACGAGTCGCCAGCTCTTGCTTGGAGAAAGCGAAGAGTATGTTAATAACTCAACATTTGGGTCATTTATCGACAGGACACTGGATTGTTTCTTTGCGGTTCCATGGTACTCCTGGCCGGACTATTTCAATAACAATTACGACCGTGAGCATGTGCGGACGAACCAGAAGCTACGGCACGATGCGCATGTTCCCACTTCCCAGATTGAAGTTGACTGGGGCGGGCTGCAGGCTCGCATCGTGAAGAATGTCTTCTGGGCGTTTATGCAAAAGTCGCCCCAAAGGGACGCAGTGTTCACAAAAGACGAATCTAAGCGCATTTTGGACTACGTGCGCACTGGAAATGTTCGAGATATTGTGCACGAAAGCTACACGTGGGGCCAATCTCCTTCTTGTGATGATGCCTTCAACGTGTTTGATAGGACCAACGGCACTCGGATGGATCCCGACGGGCATATCATCATTACCCCTTATGAGGTTGAGGATGCGCCTGAAAGAAGAGAGGGAGGGCGAGTTGCAAATGAGCGCGCGCGCTTGGCAAATGAACTCTACTCACGAGCAGATGTCCAAGGCTACCAAGTAAACATCCGTAGTAGCTATGTCGTCGCAGTTGGCGGCACGGGCCGAGGGGACACGTGCACATACGAGGGGCAGGAAGTCCCCCATTTCCACGGGACAGCTGACGAACTGTTCAGTTTGAGGGACTGGTGGTACACCCACAATGGCTTCGATTTTAAGGACTACGCGGAGCTCATCAAAGCTGACCCTCGAACATGGACGACGTACTGGATCCTTCATTCCCCTTTCCAGTATGAGTTCATTCATCGACACTCAACGGAAAGGCGTAGGCATCTCTAATTGATCGCACCTGCGAGAAGAGGAGGGATCTACTTTTGGGTAGTTCCCTCCTCTTCGTCGCGTGTGGAGCCCGGTCGCCGTAGTGGCGCTGTCGTCAGTTGGCGAGAAGGTGGTGGATGAGTGAGGGACACGTGTAGGTTGTGGCTCCGAATCGTCCCTCAAGGTAGTTCTTGGTGATGTTGCTTCTCGCCTGTAGGCTGGTGAAGTCGGAGAGCTGGTAGAGCATGGTGGCCTTGGCGCTGTTCTTTTCTGTGAACCAGATGCGCTCGCGGTTGCGGATGGGGCCGCGGCCAATGTCCATGAGTGCGATGTCGTGGGTCGTGAAGATGAGCTGGGCTCCCGTCTGGTTGACGGTGGGGTCGGTGAACCAGTCGATGATGGTTCGACCAAGCTCCGTGTGGAGGTAGGCGGTCAGGTCGTCTACGACAAGCAGCTGCCCGCTGGTGAGTGCGTCAACGGCTGTAGTTGCGAGGGCCAGCCACATGATGCTCCCCGAAGATGCTGAGAGCGCCGTGTGGGGGACTGCGCGTGCTCCGTAACGGAACTCGAGAAGGTGGGGGAGGGCCTGTGCAAGGGAGGTTTCCGTAGCCGCCTCTCTGTCTACGGGCGTGTGGTGTGTGGAGTGCGCTGGTCGCTTGGGGGCGTGTAGCTCGATGCTTGTAGTGCCAAGGTCTGCGACCTGAGCGAGCGTACTTAGGGCAGTCGTGTCGAGGCGGCGCAACAGGAGGTGTCTGGCGATATGCAGGTACGCATCCTCCATCGAGGGAGCGCCGACGCGGAAGATGCTGACCCCGGTCGTGAGCGCGTCGCGGACGGGCTTCGCCTGCGGGTCGCCCATGAGGGACGCTCGAGTGAGGACCAGCTCGTTCACGTTGACGTGGGGGAGGCATTTGAGGCCGGTCACGGCCCCGTGCGTATCGCGCGAGTAGATGGTGTTCCACCGCTTGCGGGCGACTCGCAGGCGCTCTTCCGCGATGCCGTCTGCGTGTCGGGAGAGGCTGTACTCGTAGCGCATGTCGTCGTGGATGAACTCGACGCTGTAGCAGGTGGGCTTCGATGCGTCGTAGGGCCTGTAGGGGAGCGCGTTCGCCCCCAGGGGCAGGAGAGTGGCGATTGCGTTCTGCATGTGGTGGAGGGCTTCTAGGAGGTTTGTTTTCCCGGAGCCGTTGGGGCCGTAGATGCCTGCGACGTGGTGCAGGTGGTCGTCCCACTGGGTGCCTTCTGACGGGTTGAGGGTGCGTAGTGTCGATTGGGTGAGGTCGAAGGTGGCCTCATCCCTGATCGACTTGTGATTGCTAATCGTAAGGTTGAGTAGTTGCATACCCACAAAGTAGCACACATAGGCGCGTTTGTGATATTTTTTATCATGAACACGTTGAACAGTGTTCCAAACCGAGAAAGCGAGACCGTCATGAAGGAAGTCCAATACATCCCACTTGGGGATATTTGGCCCCAAAACCTGTCCAAAGAATCTCAGCAGGCGATTCGACACGCTGGGTATCTTGTAGACCTAAAACCAGACTCCCCGACCTTCACCAAGGATGCGAACAGCCACACCATCCTCGCGCAGACGCGCCGCCGCACATGTCCAACCCCTGAGCTCCAGTACCACTGGGATCAAACCCAGCGCTTCCTGGAAGAAGTCCTCCACATGAAGCCTGTGGACATCTTCCCCGTGGCCTATTGGGCATGGCTCACCTCCCTGTGGATAAAGGGTGCGAAGGACGACTTCGCGCGCCAAATGCACGAGCTCAGCGGTGTGCTCGTCGCGCCCGATGGGGGCATCGTCGGCTACACGACATGCGTGCCAGTCAACTCCACCTCCGGCACGCAGTGGAGCGAATCTGTTCTCAGGCAGGACACGTGCGAAGCCTACGGCCTCGACACGAACAAGCCCGTCTCCGTGGGGAACGGCTACTGGTTCGCACACCCCGCCATCATGCACGGCCAGCAGGTCGCGCACGTCCGCTACGTCAGCGTCGGCATGGGCTGACACCACTCCCCACAGCAACAGGGCGCGCTGACCGCTTGTTGGCGCTCTACACGTGTCACGCCAGCAGAAAGGCAAAGATCGCCATGAGGACATTCTTCATCGTCCGAGGAGCGCCCGGTATCGGCAAGAGCACCTTCCTCAGCCTCTACCAGGCCCGCGGCCAAGTCGTCTCCCTCGACGGGATCCGCGACGTGTTCGCCATGCCCGTCCCCGACTGGGACGGCGTTCCCGGAAGGTCCGTCTGTGGGGACACTGAGGGGACGATCTCCCGCGTCCTCGAGTCCGCCCTGCGGTCGCGCTTCGAGCAGGGCGGTGACGTGTTCTTCGACGCGACCAACCCGGAGCTGCAACAGTTCAAGCACCTCGCCGACATGTCCCGAGCCTACGGCTACCAGGTCGCCGTCATCGACATGCAAGGCAACGCCACCGACGACATGATCCTCGCACAGAACGCGAAGCGCGCGGGCACCGTCACCTACGTCCCCGAAGAAGACGTTCTCAGGATCTCAACGCGAGTCCGTGAGGGCACCCGCGAGTGCCGCCGGTACGCGGGACGTGGCATGTGGGCGTCTGCCCAGTGGGAAGAACGCGACTGTGGGCTGCACCTGGTCAACCTCGATGCCATGCGCGACTTCGTGCGTTCCACCATCGACGGGCACTACGTCAAGACGATCACCCCGAAAGCGGGGGAGCGCGTCGTCGTCATTGGGAGCGCCTACGGTGGCGCTCAGTCGCTCAGCCAGGCGCTCATGGAAGCATGGGACGCAACCAAGGATGCGCGCGCCGTGACGTGGGTGTTCCTCGGGGCTACGCTCGCATCCAGCCCGCACGTCGCCCAGGCATGGAAGATCCTCAAGTACTTCGAGACCCAAGCCAAGCAACACGGCCACACTGTCATCTTCCTTGAAGGGATCGACGAGACCATCCTGCGTGAAACCATCACCCGCGCCGCCAGCCCCCACGCCTTCCCTGACGCTCGAGAAGCCATCAACGCAATCACCCGAACGGGAACCCAGAAACGCGACCTCCTGCGTCACCTGAGCAACCTCACCTGCGCACTCACCATCCACACGTCACACGGCACCTACTACGTCACCACCGGCGGCACAGCAAACCAGGACCGCACCCTCACCGCCCTCGAGTGCACCAACGGCGCAAATGACCGCACCAGCACCTACCGCAGGAAGACCAACTACGAGGACTACCCGGAACCCCTCAGTGAGGCAGCGGCCCGCGCCGACATTACGATCATCCACGGCCACAGGAACATGCCTCACGACATGCCCCGAGTTGTCGCCGTCGAAACCGGAGAGGCCCCCGGTTACGCGATCCTGTAGCTGCCGCCCGACACTCATAGACCACAACCACCTTCACGATGAAAGGAACACTCATGGGACAGCGAGGCGTACACGCCACAATCACCAAGGATGAGAAGACAGGCCTCATCACCGTCAACCACGTGACGGTCCAATGGAGCCTACACATCGCCCAGATCATCCAGTTCGCCCTCCAACACGCAGACAAGGACGGGTACAACCAGGACGAGTTCCTGAACCTGCTCAAGAAGACCGTCGCCGACATGGAGCACATCAGCGCCTTCAACCTGTCCGACGAGGATGACTCGTACTACGACCGCCACGGACCCATGGAGGGGTACTGCATTGTCGCCCGCAACCACGAGGACGGGAAAGAGTACCGCCTCGGCATTGAGGACGGTGACGGTAGTCTCCTGACGAGCTACAAGGAGTCGGATCGCTACTCGACCCCGCGCGCGTTCGCCAAGCGTAAGGCGGCTGAAAAGTTCATCAAGGAACACGGCCACGCTCAGGACGCAGTGTCGTACCTGTGGGATCTGGACACCAATCAGTTCACGTTCTTTGTCCAAGACTATTGGTCGCTCAGAGCCTACGACTTCGCAACCGGCGAGACCGTCACCTGTAAGGAGATCACCTACAGTCTCGACCAGCTGCGCCACCCAAAGGCATCCGTCGAGTTTAATGGCAGCATGTCGTCAGATCTGATTGTCCCCCTCTACACGGGCGCGCTCCCCGAAGTAGTCCCCGCCGAGGAGGAGAGCGAGTTCGACATCACCATGCGCGCATACCAGCGCCTCCCCCTCCAATGGCCAGGCGGCGACACTCCCACCCACGCCCGCATCGCCCTACTGAACCGCAGCTCAGCCCAATACGCCGCCGTCGTGTGCGCCAACGGCAAGGAGTTCCCCGCGAACCTTCTGACCGTCGATCAGACGCTCGAGGGCAGGGTCATTGACCGCAACCCCTTCGTGTACGACCCCCATAACGAAGCGCAGTCCGCCTACGTCGTCACCGACTTCTCCGGCAATCCCCAGATCGGAAGCGGTGAATGGGAGTTCTCCAAGATCAGCGCCAAGACCGGGCGCGTGGACCTGTCCCGCACCTACAAGGTCACCGGCAACCTGGAAGAGAACACCCTCGACGAGCTGTTCAACAAGGCCGTCAAGGGTGGAGCTCACAAGCCAGACGCATACTACGGGCGTAAGCCTGAGTGGCTGGCAGACCTCATCCGCGATGTGAGCACTGGTCCGTGGACGCTCGGCGACGTGGAGTACTGGTCGAAGCGTTGCGACGTGCCCTTCGACTACGAGACGCAGATGCCCGATACGCCAGCGGACCTACAGGAAGCGTTCGAGGCAAGCGCCACCAAGTATGCCGATGCAATGGATGTCAACCTCATTGCCTTCTCAAAGGGAACACCTCTCAAGAAGCGCCTCGACGCAATCCAGCGCCGCTGGCTCCTCGGCCTCGCTGGCCGTCCAGTCGTGCCCGACGAGATCGAACTGTCCCCCATCGCGGACGGAAAGCTCGTCGAGGCCTACCTGAAGCCCTGGGACCGCTCCCTCGTCATTCCCATGGGGGATGCTCTCGACAAGCTCGTCTACCGTGCCCTGGCGGCAGCGGTCTACGACTATGCGGGCAACCGCAACGCTCCGCTGACGAACCTGCGCCTCACCGCAAAGGACAGTGAGGCCATCATGTGTGCTGCGTTCTCCCCCGCGTGGTCAGCAAGTAAGCGTCTCAACAACCGACAGGCCGTCATCAAGCTGAGCGACTGGATCGCAAAGCACTGACCCAAACGAGCCTCGGCCACGACACAAAACACCGTGGCCGAGGCTCACCATATCCCCAGCCAGGAAGGCCCCACAATGAACGAACAATCAGCTCTCTACACGACGATCAGCCGCGACACTCGCACCGGACTCATCAGCGTTGACTACATGACCGTCAACGACGGCGAGTTCACATTCCTCGCACTCCAACACGCACTCCAACGCGCAGACAAAGATGGCTACAGCCGCAGCGACTTCCTGAAAGTCCTCAAGAAAACCATTCACGACATGGGGACAGTCGAATCGTTCGCCCTAATCGACTCGAACGGCGACTACGGCTTCGACGGCAGTGCGCCCCTCAAGGATTACTCCGTCATCCCCTTCTACACGGAAGAAGCAGGATGCCTAGAGCCCCACTATGTCGGCCTGAGCAACAGGAGTGTCGTCGAGCGCAGCTGCGAGGCGCGCGCGTTTGCTCGCCGTGAAGCAGCCGAAGCGTTCGTCAAGACCCACCCCAGCGTCCAGGCGGGCGTGTCCTTCCTGTGGGATCTGGGCACTAACCAGTTCACGTTTTTCGTCAACAACACGCGGGGCGCTCTCAAGGCCTATGACTTCGCAGACGGAGAGTTCAAGACGTGCCGGGAGGTCACCTACAGCATCGACCAGATACGCCGGGCCGCAGGTGAAGTGATAGTGATGATGTACGAGAGCGACGGAGAAGAGGACACTATCATCCCTCTGTACGACGGGCCCCTCGCTGAGGAAGACGGCGAACTCACGGACCATGAGCGCTGCGTTAAAGCGCACTCGAGACTCCCCATCCTCTTCCCCGACGTAGCCAACCACGAGATCAAGAAAGTCACCATCGAACTCCACAACCGAGTGCCCTCCCAGTACTTCGCGCTCGCAACGTTCGACAACGAGTACGAAGGCAGACGATCATGCCCGACGAACCTCCTGCGCATCGACCCCAGGCTCCTCAACGCTGACATCTCCCACAACCCGTTCGTCTACACGCCACCGACCGAGCAACAAAGCACCTACCCCGCCTACGTCATCACCGGCTTCAAGGGAACCCTGTCCACATGGAGCGGCGACTGGCAGTTCTCCAAAGTCAGCACCACCACTGGGCGCGTAGACCTGAACCGCACCTACAAGACGACCGGCTCTCTCGACGAGAACACACTCGACGACCTGTTCAACCAGGCACTCCAAAACGGCGCACAGGAACCCACCCCACTGGAACACCACACCCCCGAATGGGCCGAAGAGTTCATCACGGCGATCAGCACGGACCCCTGGACCGTCGCAGACGTAGAACAGTGGTCCCACATCTGTAGAGTCGCAGGCGGTTACCCCTTCCCCGACCTTGAACTCGACAAGCAGCAGGCACAGAAGGCCTTCGAGGAGAGCGCATCCAAGTACGGTGCCGTCCTAGACACGAACATCGTCCCCTTCCCCAAGGAGAAGGAACTCGAGTCTCGCCTGCGATACATCCAGAAGCACTGGCCGACAACCGATGCCAGTGAAGAACAGAAGCAGATCCTTCCGTCAGAGATCGAGATTGCGCGCATCTGCGACGGCACCCTCGTCGCCGCCTACGTCAAGCCCTGGAAGCGCACCATCGTTGTCCCCATGTGCGACGCTCTCGATAAGATCGTCTACCGAGCGATGAGCACCGTCGAAGCAGTTGGCCTCAACGCACCGACAAGCTCGACGGTACTGCGCGTGACTTCCCCGAAGAACGCGGAAAGCGTCATCTGCTCCGTGTTCTCACCCGCATGGGCCCGCGCCCTCGCCCCCGAAGGGGCTACAGCAAAGGCCCCCACCCTCGAGCAGTGGATGCAGTACTGCTGACCACTCGCGCCCCGGTTGCCTCACGCTCATCGTGGGGTGGTCGGGGCGTTTGCGTAAGCGTCACTGCATCAACGAGAGCAATGCTCTCCCCATAAAGCCAGCACCCCACAACCACTGGGGAACCACGGAAGGAACAAGCAAATGGCATCCCTGCCCCCAATCAAGTGGCCCACAGGCCGCACCCCCTCCACGGTTGAGATCTTTGCTCACCAGCACAAGGGGGGTCGCGTCGCCCTCCACGTCGTTGAACTCGACACTCGCCTCATCTACCCGGCGTTCCTCCTGGAGGACATGACCGGCCACTGGAGCAGCACTGAGGGCTGGCGGTCCAACCCATTCCTGTGGGTCAAAGGCAACGAGGGTGACACGCGCATCCTCCACTTCAAGGGCAACCCCTCCACGTGGGAGGGCGTGTGGCAGACACAGAACAAGGTCCGCGACGTGAAAGCACTCCCCGCCTTCGCCAACACGTACAACGACGGTGTTGACCGCAAGAGCGACGAGCTCATCAACAGCTTCACCTACGAGCAAGCCAGCGAAGGCCACGGGCCCCTCGAGGACACTAAGACCGCCGACACTCTCCGCGTCCCCCAATCGTTCTACACGACGTGGAGCAAGACGCGCGCCGACTACCTCGCCGAGTACGACAAGTACGTCGGCATGACCCCCGAGCCCGGCGGCAACGTCACGGTCGCCCACAAGGAGTTCTGGACGAAACTCTGCCAGAAACAGAAGGGCGGCGAGGCTATCCTCCCGTACACGCCAGTCGCCTCTCTGTCTGACGAGCGATACCTCCTGCTCCGCGATACGCCACTCGCAGACAAGAATGATCTGGAAGGTCTTGTCCCCTTCAAGAAAGGTACCCCCGAGGAGAAGCGGGCAACGTACATTGCGAAGAAGTGGGGAGTCGCGGACCCCCGCACAGGCAATCTTATTGGCTTTGACCAGATCCGCGTCGAAACCAGCTTCACCGGCAAGACCGCAACCGTCTACGTCGCTCCCTTCGACATGTCGTTCCTCATGCCGAACATGCCGGCCCTCGACAAGGAGATCTACCGGAACCTCGGCAAGATCATCGAGCTCGTCAAGGCCTACGACCCGGCCCTCGACGTGACCTACCCGCAAGGCGCATACACGTCACCAGCGAGCTTCCCCCTCCAGCGCGTCATCAACCCCCACTGGATCGTGCTCTCACGGAACTTCAACGCCCTGACTGCACCAGACCCCACCGCCCGCAGGTCACGGACAATGACCCTCAGCGAATGGGCGCACACCAACTAACCCCATAACGCGGAGGGGCAGGAACACTCACACCCTGCCCCTCCGCTTCACCATCTCGAAAGGACCACGACAGGAACACCCGCCATGCTGACCAGCCCCTACCAGCAAACCAGCAATCAGCCCATCTCCGTGTACGGGCAACCCCTCGGAATGCCAGAGTTCGACGGTGAGGACTACGACAAGAAGCAGAAGCGCGCCTACACGGCGTTCCTGCGGTCCCGACCCGCCAACTACCTCCCCACCCTCGAAGCGCTACGCCCCCAAGGATGGGACATCCCCCGACTGTTCAAGACCGACAGGTTCATCGTCACCGAGCCTTGGGACGCATCCCTCCCCGACGTTGCGGCCCCCCTGAAAGGCAGTATCGCCTTCCGCTACGACAAGCCCCTCGAGGTCACGACCTACGACGAGTACTACCAGAAGACCGGCACGCAGCCCGTCACCTGTCCCTCTGGCAGTATCCCCATCGCCTCGCAAGTCAATCTCCGGCTCTCGCCCGAGCAGGCGAACAACATGCCTGACGGCTTCAAGTACGCCCAACGCGCCCCACGGTCAGACGAATACCCTGACGGAGCGTTCCTGTACTGCGTCCCTAAGACGTTCCTCGACAAGATCGTCCCCTACACGCTGATGCTGTCTCGCAAGCCCCTCGCGCGAACCGTCGAACGCTACATGTTCCCCCTGTGCGCCTACAACACGTCCCTGTACCTGTCCGTCGTCCGCGAGTCCCCCTTCACCACCCGCTACCGGGACACTGCCCCCATTGCCCTGTGGGCCCAGTACAACAGCAACTTCGACAGGGCCATCACCAACCTCATCGACCTGTGGGGCAACCAAGGATGGGTACCCATGCGAGGCCAATACGCGCTCAGCACCGGCGAAGACCTCGCCTACAAGCATGACCTCTACGACGACAAACTCCCCGCCCCGCCAATCAACTAACAGCAAAGGATCAAAACTGTGGCCACACAACGCAGACACCACGCGACGATCTCCGGCGAAGACCTCTACCGTCGCGTCATCGAAACAGCCAAAAGTGGCAAACGCCTCCCCGCAGGGGCACTCCTCACCGCCGACAACTACAGCGATTTCATCAGCTCCATGACCAACGCCAGGGGCGTGGACGACAACACGGCGGCAGCGCTGCTCCGCTACCTGGGACTGGCGCACTCTGCCCAGCTCATGCCTGTCCAAGACGAAGACCGCTTCCGCCGACTTTTCAACACACCTACACGCCCACGCCCGTTCAATAATCCCACCGAGACCGACGCGAAGATCCTCAGCGGCCCACACGGCCCCTTCCTCTACCGGCAGCTCATCCGCCACTCAAACGAGAAAACAGCCGCCAACTTCCTACGAGACCTGTGCGCCAAGTACCCGAAGACGATGGAGGGTTCGCCACTCTACATTCAGGCTTTCAACATGCCGAAGAACGAGATCGAACTGGCAGACAAGATTGACGGGCCCAAAGTCCGCAAATGGACCCAAGACCTCATCCAAGACATCACCGCAACAGGCGAAACGATCATTCAGACTATGCGGAAGATCAAGGACGGCTTATCTGACCCCAGCATCACCGACGACGACAGGGCGGCTCTCGCAGGCGCAATTGCTGGTGCAGTGGTGAGATCTGACGGCCCCACCCACGTCTACAAGTGCCTACACCACTGCGACCTGCTCGACCTGTGCCTCCACCACTTCGGCCACCTACTGCCCCGCGACTGGCTCAACACCCCCATCAGCATCTCAATGCGCAACACCTACCCTTGCGAGTGGAGAGTCTGGGCAGGGTTCGCTCCCGTCGCCAGCCTCTACCTCGCCGAAGACGAGACCGCCGAGCCCAGCATCAACAGAGGCGAATATGCGCACACGTTCTTCACCGCATACAACGCTGCCCTCGCCGCCGCAAGCTCAACCCCCCTCATCAAAAAGCGATGGAACTACCTAGCGCTAAACAAAGCGCCAGAACAGCTCATCGACATGTGGATCAAATGCGTCACCGGACGCATTGATGAGTGCTACGACTACTTCGACGAGCACTGTATCGGCGAGCCGGACGGCCTCTGGGACGAAAGCATCGAACCCACATGGGATGTGCACTACGCCCTCATGTACGCAATGTGCAGCCACGTTGTTCCACCTGGCCTCTACAAGCGCATCAAGTACAACGGCACACTGATGGCATTCCTGTTCCGCTACGAAGCCGTGTCCGTCGAAGGACTAAATACTAAAGACCGTTGTTCCTGTCGAACAACCGTAGACGAGATGGTGAAAGCCGAAGGCCTCATCAGCGCAACCAAGCGCCTCTACGTCGAAGAGCTCGCATACATCAACGACGAAGCGCGACGCACGCGCCCCCGGAAGTAACCACCAAGGGAGGCCCTGCCAGTTCACGCCGGCAGGGCCTTACCTGTCTCGAAAGGACAACCTATGACCAGCCAGAACTGGACCCTCACTCCCAGCGGCTACTGCTACCCTGACGACGCTCCCGCAGAAGGGTTCCAGCTCCCCCTCAAAAGCGCGCCACCCTCGCCCGTGCCCGTTCGTGTCGTGAGCTTCCTGAGCGCTCTCACGCAGCAGCAGGTGAGTGTCTGGGACTCCCAAGACCCCGACACTGCGCAGCTTGTGTCGAAGCTCGACGAAACACGCATCTCCCAAGCGTTTCTGACCGCTGTCACCAGCACAGGGCGGTGGGGGTGGCTGCATGTCCCCGTCGATCACGAGTCAGGGCGGGTTGGCTTCAACACGATCTGGGTTCTCCCCGCGAACAAGGAGCAAGCGTGAGAGGTGTTGCAGGTGTCCTCCAAGGCACAGCAGATGTGCGTGGACGCGGCTTCTACCTGGTCGATGAAGTCAGCGGGCGAACCGTGCAGGTGTGGGTGCGCGAGCAGGCGGTACCGCTGATGCGCCGAATGCTCGGCGTGAGAGTGCTGGTTGTTGGGCGTATGGATGATACGAGGAGGGCGGTGTTCGCTGAGGATGTGCGTCCGTGTCCGATCTTCACACCATCCAATATGTGACCCATCTAACCAACATTGTGGATATTAGGGCTTGCACATCCAAAGTGGACGACATATGCTATAAACCATCCCGAACAGGGATACTACTTCACTCAACAATCCAGAAGGAGCAATCACAATGAATACCAAGAAGATCATCGCAGCGCTCGTCGCATTCACTGCCGCTGCCACCCTCGGCGCGTGCACCAACCCCGGCAAGGAGATCGCCCCCTCCAAGGACAAGACTCCCGCCCCCAATGCGCAGCCGACTAACCCGGCCCCCGCGCCGACCACCCCCGCGCCTGCGCCCACAACTCCGGCCCCCAGCACTCCGGCCCCCAGCAACCCCACTTCTCCGCGAGTGCCCGTCTCTCCCGCGCCGACCACCCCGCAGCTCGGCCAGGGCAGCGGCTTCTATGGCTACACCAGCACCGCCTCGCAGCCCACTTTCTCGGATGGTGGCTACGACTACACCACCCCGGCGGACAACACCGTGTCCGCTGACACGAGCCACGCTGCCGCCCAGGCGCGCTTCGCCGCCGCCCAGGCCGCACTCCTGGACGCGAACAACGTGCTGACCGACGCGCAGAACAAGCTCTCCGCAGCTCAGGACGCGGAAATCGCCGCTCAGGATGCGCTCGCGGACGCGAAGGTCAAGGAGTCCGACGCGAAGGCTGCGCTCGACGCTGCCATGCAGGCTAACCCCGCTGGGTCCGTGGCCTACATGAAGGCCAAGAACGACCTCAACGATGCGAAGGCTGCGACCGCCACCGCTCAGAAGAACCTCGAGCAGGCGAATGCCGAGCTGGCTAACGCTCGTACCCAGTCCGATAAGGCCAAGAGCGAAGCCGACACCGCTCACTCCGAGCTTGACAAGGCGAACACCGCCCTCAAGGATGCGCAGGACCGCCTCGCCGCCGTCATGGCCGACCAGGCTACTCGAGCGCACGCCGCCGTCGATGCGGAAGCTGCTCTGGACTCCGCGAAGGACGTGAACGCTGACGCTCAGGCCAAGAAGGATGAGGCGAAGGCCGCTCTCGAAGCATCTACCGCCTCCCTGAACGAGGCTCAGGCGAACCTCGATGCGGCCAAGCGCGCCGCCCAGGCCGGTGGCATCAACTGGGATGCGCTAACCGTCGCTCAGAAGCAGGATCTCGTTCGCGCGTTCCTCCTCCAGATGATGAACGACTACCGTTCTCAGTACCGTCTGCCCGCGGCCCCCATTGGGGTTGACGTGCAGGCATTCGCTCAGGCGCACGCCAACACCAACCCCGGCTACATGGTTGGTCCCAACATGGCCGACTGGGATAAGGCAAGCGCTGACGGTCTCACCAACCGCCCCTACGGCTCCCTGTCCACGGGCACCAGCTGGGAGGGCCGTAACCCCCTCGAGGCCGCTCAGGCCGCATTCGAGAAGTTCCGTAACAACCGCTACGGCGATGCGACCATGCTGAATGAGCGCATCAACGCCTTCGGTATCGGCGTGAGCGAGGACGGCCACATCGCTGTCGTCGGCTTCGTCGCCGATGAGAACACCAAGGGAGCCTACACCTACGCGCCGACCGGCGTGGACGTGTGGGGCGGCAAGGAGATCCCGCAGGCCACGAACCCGACCTACTCTCCTTCCCACTCCTACCCCGGCTTCGAGGGTGAGGTGGAGACGAAGGAGGCCCCCAAGGTCACCAAGGCTGACGGAGTTGACCTCGCGCAGCTCGAGCGCACCCTGAACGACGCTCAGGCCACCGTCGCCCGCGACAAGGAGGCCGCCGAGAAGGCCACTGCCGCCGCCGACAAGGCTCAGGCTGACCTCGAGGCCGCTCAGGCCACGCGCGACCAGGCTGTCGCAGACCGTGACAACGCCGACCCCGCCGCTGCACGCCAGGCTGTGACCGAAGCGTCTGACGCTCAGGCCAAGGCTCAGGACAAGGCTACCCAGGCCGACGAGTTCGCCCGCGAACAGGCTGAGCAGGTCGCACCCGCCCAGCAGAACGTTGAGCAGGCCACCCAGGCCGCAACTGAGGCCGTCAAGGCTCAGGAAGCCGCCCAGGAAGCCTACGACACCGCCGCCAGCAACGCTGCGGACATCGTAGCCGCCGACAAGGCCCTCACCGATGCTCACAAGGGCACTGAGGACGCACTCGCGGGCGTTGCTGACGCGGTTGCCAACCGTGTCGAAGCTGAGGATGCCGTCGCCTCCGCTCAGGAGAGCGTGGCCTCCGCTCAGGCTGACGTGGACGCAGCTGTGTCCGAGCTCGGCAACTGA